TCAAGAAGTATGGCGTTAAGAAGATGGAAAAGATGGCTCAGAAGGGTAAGAAATAATGTGCGCTAAGTGTGGATGTGGATGTAAGGCTGGAAAGCCAGCAAAAGGATGTAAGTGCACTTGTGCTACTTGCAAAGCAGCTAGAAAGAAGACAAAGTAATGGCTAAAGAACTATCACCAAAGCAGAAGAAGATTGCTGGAGCAGCTGCTCCTAAGGGTAAGATTACTGGCGCAGATTTTAAGGCGCTTAAAAAAGGCAAGGCTCAAACTAAATCAATGAATAGAAAGAAGGGCATGTAATATGTGCGCTACCTGTGGATGTATGTCAAAGAAAGCTGACAAGAAGCAAGACGCTAAAGTAATGAAGGGCATGACCCCTGCCCAAAAGAACAAGTTTAAGGCTGAAGATAAGAAGATGGATAAGAAGAAGCCATCTGCCAAGGCAGATATGAAGATGGACAAGGCACTAGCAAAGAAGATTAAGAAGAAGTAAAACTACTTAGTAGTTAGGGCCCCCTAGAAATAGGGGGCCCTTTATACTTTAGGGGAATCCGTGCGGATTCAAAGTTTTACCCCTGCGAAGTACCCTTGGAGTTTTGCCATGGCTGAAATTGATAAGCCCTCTGAAAAAGAGTTTGCTGAAGGCGCGTTTTTATCTGCCCCTGATAAGCACACACTCGCCCACGGTATCCTCGCAGCAGCTCTTTGGCGGCTGCTTCGCAAATGAACATTAATGACCTATCAAATAAAGCGCTTGTACAAGCAGCTGAGCGTTTGACCCCACAATTTCGTCAAGCAGCCCTCGATGCTGGTTGGCCTTCTGAAATTGTTATGCAGATGACTGTTGAAGAGCAAGACGGGGATTTGTACATTAACTACCCACCTAATATTGCGGGCCAAGTAGATGACCTTGAATATGGCACCCCTACAACCCCACCTAATGCTGTAATCCGCATATTTATGGCTGACCATACAGATGGAACAAATGACATCTTTGAATCAGCCTTTGAAGATATTGCTAGTCGTTTGGGGGCATTTGAATGACATTTATCCTTGCTGAAGATTCTGCTTTAAAAAACTATTTGGGCGGACTAACCGTCTCTGATGAAAAAGCACCAGTTCGTCCAGTTAAAGTTTTCTTTGGATACCCAGACGTTGAAATTACTGTGGGAACATACCCGTATATGACGCTTGAACTTATCGACATTCGTGTTGCTAAAGAACGTCAAACAACTGGACGTATGTACGATTCCGATAATATAGGCACTGTTGCTCCAGTAACTAATCGGGTTTTTGGTTACGATATGCCAGTTCCTTATGACCTTGTATATCAAGTGTCTTCATATGCGCGTAATCCACGCCATGACCGCGCAATTCTTTTTCAAATGCAACATAGATTTCCAGCTCAATATGGAAGCCTTCAAATACCTAATGCTTTAGGTACAGAGAGTGGTTACCGACATATGTTTCTCGACGGTTTCGTAAAACGAGACATGATTGAGGATGGTAGGCGTTTATTTAGAAACACCTATACTGTAAGAGTTGTTAGCGAAATGACACCATTTGCTGCTGGCAACGCCCTATCCACCGTACAAACTGTTGAAATAAATCGGATTAAAACTGATATCCCAGCTGGTCTCACACCTGTTACACACCTAACTCAAGGAGATTAATAATGGCAGCATATTTACGCCCAGGAGTCTACGTTCAGGAAACCCTGAATCCAGTAGCACCTGTTGTTGGAGCGAATTCAACATCTGTGGCAGCGTTTATCGGTTCAAGTGACCGAGGCCCTGTTACACCAACGCTCGTTACATCATGGAGCGAGTACACAAATACATACGGAAGTTGGGGCACAAATAACACCCTTGCACTATCCGTATTTCTTTATTTTGCTAATGGCGGAAATTCCGCATATATTAAGCGCGTAGTAGCTGGTTCACCAGCACTTGCTACCAGAACACTTAAGGACCGAGCAGGTTCACCAGCAGATACTTTGCAGCTTGATGCTGCAAATGTGGGTGCATGGGGAAATAACATTAACGTAACAGTTCAAGACTCTCCAGGAGTTACAGGTTATTTTGACCTTACTGTTTACTACGGTGGAACAGCCGCAGCTAACAAAGTTGAGTCTTTTCCTAATATCAGCATGTCAACAATAGATGCACGTTATGCTGTTAATGTTATTAATTCACAGTCAAAGTATCTTGTTGCAACCGATAAAAATTCAGAGGCAACTGGTGTTACACGTAACCCAAGCGTTGTTACTAATCAAGCTTTGGCTTCAGGTGGTAACGGAACATTCCCAACAGCAGCTAACATTGCAGACGGAGCAAACGCCTTTGACACTGTAGCTAACTCACTTATTTTGAACGCTCCTGGAGTCACAACTGCAGCAGCTATCAATACGCTACTTGCTTACGCAGATGCTCGCACAGATGTTTTTGTGGTTATTGACCCAATTAATGACACAGTGGCAAACCAACTTACTTTGGCTGCCTCATACAACCCAACATCTCGCGGCGCTGTTTATTACCCAGCAATTACAATCAATGACCCAACTAACTCAACACCTGGAACAGTCATTGCGGCTGCAAACCCTGGTGGAGCTGTAGTTGGAAAGTATGCTGCAACAGATAAGTCTCGTGGGGTATTTAAGGCACCTGCAGGTATTGGTGTTCGTATTGCTGGAGCTGTTTCAGTCCCATCACTTACCAACGCTAACCTTGATGCTCTTAACTCAGCTGCGGCTCCTGTTAACGCTATTAAGTTCGTCCCAGGTTCTGGCATCGTAATCATGGGTGCTCGTACACTGAAGCCAGGATATGCGGATATGTATGTTCCAGTTCGTCGCTCACTCATCTACTTGGAGAAGGCACTTGTTGACCTCACCAACTTTGCTGTGTTTGAACCAAATGACACTGTTCTATATCGTCGTATTACAGCAACAGTAAACAGTTTCCTAACAAGTTTTTGGGCAGAAGGCGGTCTTCGTGGAGCAACTCCACAACAGGCATTCTTCGTACTTTGCGACTCAACCAATAACCAAATTGGAACTGTAGAAGCAGGTCAAGTAAATATTCAGGTAGGCGTTGCACTACAGCGCCCAGCTGAGTTCGTAGTTATCAATATCGGTCAGTTCGATGGCGGCGCAACCGTCACTGTGGCATAAGGAGCCTATAAATGACAACAAACCTAAGTCGCTTCTCATCCATTGCGACAGACCCATTACGTAATTTTAAATTTTACGTAGAATTCAGCTCAATTGCTGATAAACAAGCAGGAGCAACAAATCCTGCTATCGTTCCAACAGCTGTTGGAGGCTTCACTAGCGTAACTGGCTTGGCTATTAATACTCAGTCAATCCCGTACCGTGAAGGTGGCTACAACACTACTATTCACCAAATTCCAGGAATGACAACGTTCTCTCCTGTAACTCTTCAACGTGGAACACTCACAACTAATACACAAGGACTTATCTGGATGCGTCAGCTTTTTGCTGCTGCTGCTGGAGAAGGCTCAAACTCATCAGGTAACTTCCGTTGCAACGTAGATATCTATGTACTAGACCATCCAGCAATCAAAGATGAAAGTGATGACCTTGTAACTTCTGCTAAAATGCACTTCAAACTTCATAACGCATGGATTACAACACTTCAGTACTCAGACCTAAACGCTGGCGACCAGAACATTTTGTTCGAGCAGATGACCCTTGTACACGAAGGTCTATCTGCTGGTTTCGTTGGCGACCCAACAACACCTGTAAACTAAACCTAATTTAAGGAGCACAATTCGTGACAACACTTAGTTCAGACCCAACAGTAGTAGGCGCGCTAGTTTCAGAGGCTCTTAAAGAAGAGCCAGTAAAAATTGAAACTGCTGCGCCAGATGATAGTGAAGTTATCCTGCCTGGAGGCTACATGTCTCCAGGTGGGATTCTCTTCAAACATGCAGAAGTTAAAGAGCTTAACGGTGCGGATGAAGAGGCAATCTCTAGAGCTGGTTCTTTAGGAAAGTCTTTATCAACAATTCTTCAAAGAGGAGTTGTCTCCATTGGTGATGAGCCAGTAGGAAAAGACGCCCTAGATGACCTACTTGCTGCAGATAGGGACGCACTTATGCTTGCTATTCGACGCATTACATTTGGTAATACTGTTGAATATCGCGCCCTATGCACATGTGGAGCTGACACTATCGTTGAAATTGACTTGTTAAATGATGTTCCTATTAAAGAGTTGGAAAACCCAATTCAAGATAGAACGTGGTCAACAGAAACAAGGCTAGGAACGGTTGTTTTATCTCTTCCCACAGGCATTACTCAAAAACGCCTTATTGAAGCTACAGATAAAACTACTGCAGAGCTCAGCACTATCCTCCTAGCGGGATGTGTGCAAAGCATCGGTGGAAACATCTCTACTGGTGCTACTTCAGTTCTTAAGCTAGGCATGGGAGACCGTGAGAAGCTTATTGCAGAGATTGTAGAGAAAAACCCAGGTCCACGCCTTGGGGAGGTGAGCAAGACCTGTCAGGCATGTGGAGAAGCAGTTGAAACTCCATTGAGTCTGGTAGCTCTCTTTCGCCTATAGCGATAAAGACTACGAAGAATTATTGGACCAATACGAAATATTAACTCGCGCATTTACTGGTTGGACTTTAGCGGATATCCGCTCATTGTCTTTTAGAGAACGTAAAAATTGGCTCGCCAGAGCCCAAAGATTTATGAAGGGATAACTCATGGTTGAACCTACGGGATTACCTTCTGGGCAAAAAATGTCTACTAATATTGATAAAAATATTAGTAAACAAAAAGCTTTTAATAAAGAACTTGATATAACGCTTCAAAAAGCTAATGCAATTCTTAAAGCTTTTGGTATGCCTCAAATGGGTCCTGGTGGCGGTAATGGTGGTGCAGGTAATGTAACCACTTCTGGCACCTTTAGCAGTGTCATGGGAACTGTTGGACGAATTGCAACAACCGCTATGGGTGTGGCAGCTGGTGCAGCTCAAGCGCTTCCTGGGGTTCAAGAAGTACTTGGCACTCAACTTCTTACTTCTCAAGCCCGTTTTAGTGGGGTTGCAAATCCTATTGCTCTGGCACAAGCCTCCATGCGTGGTGGTCAAGCAACAAGTGCAACAGATGCTCTTGAGGCTATGCGCCTTGGTGGACAAGGTGGCTTACTAGGAGCACTGCCTGGTTACGGCGGAATCATGGGTGGCGTAAGTCAGCTATCTAACTTAACTGGTAGCCAAACTTCAGCTATGCGGGCTGCTGTTGGTCTTAACAGCGCACAGAGTGTAAACACCATGCGTATGTTTGGAATTAACGTTCGTGGTTCTAACGGAGCCGCTCGTCCAGCATCTGAAGTATTTAAAGACATTTATAATTTTGCTTCTGGTCAAGTTGGAAGAAAGCTAACTCCAGAAGAAGTTGCTATTGGACTTCAACCTGGAAATGGTTTAGCAAACTTCCTTGATGCGGCCGCTGCTGGTAACTCTGACCTTAGAAACGCTCTTCAAATGGCTGCTCAACAGTATGCCAAAGGTGGAGATTTAAGTCGTTCCAGCACAAACAAAACAGGTGCTACAACAGCGGCTCAAGGAGCGCAATCAAATTTATTTGGAGCACAACTTGGAACTGAAGCTGCTGCTGCCCCAGCTATGTCTAAAGGGTTTATTGAAGGCGCTGATTTATTAAGTAAATGGAATAAAAGCCTTGCAAATACACTTGAAACATCTAAACTTGCTAACGATGCAGTAAAACAATTAGCTAAAGCAGAAACTCTTGCTGCAGATAGAATTGGTCAATCAGCTTTAAGCGTACTTAGTGTTTTAGGCGCTGGTGTACTTGGTGCGGGTGGAATTAAAGGTCTTTTAAAAAAGTTTGGTGCGCGTGCAGCTGTAGCGGGAGCTGCTGCTGCAGAAACAGGTGTTGCAGCAGAAGTTGTAGGGGGCGCGGAAACCGCTGGTCTTTCTGGGCCAGTAGTGGGTGCTTTAACATTCCTTGCTGGAATGATTGCTCCATCACTTGCAAAGAAGATTATTAGTGGCTCACACTCTGGTAGTTCTGGTTTGGGTCACAGCGCCTCTGTATCTGGGCCATCAACAGGAAGTGCCAATCTAGCTGCTGGTAATGCGGTTGTTGGAATTGCCCTTACGCAACAAGGTGTGCCCTATTCATGGGGTGGCGGAAGTAACGCAGGTCCTACAGTAGGTTTTGGAAGTGGAAGAGACACCCAAGGGTTTGACTGTTCTTCGTTTACTCGGTTTGTAATGGCTAAAGTTGGAATTGTTATTCCGAGAACAGCTCATGAACAACAACAAGTAGGAACACAAGTTAATCCAAAAGATGCACAACCTGGAGACTTATTGTTTTGGGGCCGTCCCGCACACCACGTAGCTATATACATGGGTAAAGGTATGATGATTGAAGCTCCCCATACAGGAGACGTTGTAAAACGCACAGGTGTCGACCTTGCCTCAGTAACTAGCTGCTCTAGAGTTTTAAGCCACAAAACTGGTACCACAGGAATTAGCAATATTATGCATGCCGCTGGTGGGTATCAAGGCACTGCTAACTACGGAATTGGTTCCTCAAGTGCTGCTGCCCAACAAATTGACGTAAACACACTCCGTGGAAATACGGCACAGGATGCCATGTCTGGGGGGACATCTTCTAGTTCTGGTTTAGGTTTTGGGGATAGTTCCTCACCGTATAGTGGTTCAACTACCGCTGGAATGACCAAACAATACCTGACCATTAATTCGCAAAATGGTACACTTGAAACAAGAAATAACGCCTCTGGAACTACTATTAATTATGGCGGAGTTTCAGTAGAAGTTAAGGTACCCCACGGAGCACAAGTCACACCACAAGAACTTAGCAAGGCTATTAAAGCCGAACTTAAATCCCTTCCAATTTCCGTTAAGGTGGCTTCAACATGACCAACGTAACCAGCGGTGCCAATAAAAGAACCTCTAATAAATGGTACACCTCCGCAAAAACTGTTCCTACAAACTATGGTAGTCGTTTGACTAGGGCCGCTGGGCACACAGAAAATTTTTTTGGACATGCTATTAATGGTGTAGCCGATGTAATTGGGGCAACAGTTAATGCACTTAGTGCTCATAATGTGGAAAAAATTGGAACGGGTGTTGAAAATGCGCTTGTTTCCTCTTGGAAATGGCTTAATTCCAATCCCGATAACAATAAATATCAAGGCGTTTCTGTAGCTAACCAATCTCCTAATACAAAGTATAAAAATTTTGGAAAGCAAACTGCAGGTGTGGGTGGGGGTGGGGGCAAGGGTGGTGCAGGTAACCCACCCGTAATTCCAATTCAATCCGACCCAGACCAATCATACAGTTGGAATCTTCCGCCTCATGAGTGGAGTCTTCCAATAGACCCTTCAGAAATTAATGACGGCATCAACACCCCTACAACAGATTCTCACTCTTTGAGACGAGGAAAAATATTTCTTGCAAGAAAATATGCTGGTCCTACTGCAAGTAACGACGCTAAAACCTCAACTCAAACTTTTAACCGACAAGGCACCCAAAATTATGGTTTTCAATTTTTATGGAATCCAGAAACTTTTAGCCAAAGTACGTCTGTAAATTGGGGAATTACGCCAAATCAAAACGATGCTACCGCTATTTTGACGGGGTTAACAAGTGCCAACTCTACTATTGATTTTACTCTTAGAATTGATAGAACAAATGATTTTGCTGCAGCTAAAGCACTAAACACTAAAGTAAAAAATCCCGTACAAGAAACACAACTTTTTAATAGTTTACAAGAGGTATCTAAGTACTATAAAAAAGGCCAAGCTCCAAATAGTGATACTGATTTTGCTAATAATATGGAAGCAAAAATAACTGACCTTCTTACTAGGGGGACAGAAGCAGACTTAGAATTTCTTTATAGAACTATTAATGGTGACGGGTATAAAAGTTCGTGGGGAGGAACTACTTCTAATATTAGTTTTTTGCTCCCTACAATTATTCGTCTTGACCTTGGTCCTCAACGTTTTGTTGGAATGATTCAAAGCGTAAATGTAAACCATTTAGCTTTTACAAGAGAAATGATTCCTATTCGTACCGATGTTCAACTTTCAGTAGACTTACGCGCTGGTACGGGGCTTACAACAAGTAACTTTGGGGTAGCCCCAGATTCAGCAGCAACGGTGACTACAAGATGATTTATCAAACATCTAGGTACTACACCCAATTAATTGACTATATTGCTTTTTATCCAGAAGGCGATAATTACCCAATAGTTTATTATGAATTTGATACGCCAGGAAACACTGCTTGGTACGAACATGTGTATTTAGCTGGAGAACGTCTAGACCAAATTGCATACAAATACTATTATCGTCCAGATTTATGGTGGCTTATTTCAGAATACAACCCTGATATTTCGGATATCAATAACATTGTTCCAGGAACAGTTTTAAAGGTGCCTCGTGTTTAATTACCTTGATATACAATTTCCGACCTTGGATGCACCTGTCAGTAAAGCCGCAACTTTTAGCCACACCCATGCTCGTTATGAGCATGAAACAGTAAAAGTTTATTTTTCTGAATGGGCTGTACCCTATGATTCAGTTGTTTCTGGAACTCCTATATCTATAGGGATTTCTGGTTTGGGAAGTTCTAGAAATATTAATGGATACATACACCATATTGAGCCAGATATTGCGCCAGAAAAAAATTATTTGGAAGTTACAATTATTGGTGCTTCTTATGTATTTAAACAACAATCACAACAAGTATGGGTTAACGTAACTGCCTCACAAATAGTTTCTGATATAGCAACTAAAAATGGGTTCTCTTACGATTGCATCCCCTCAGAACGTGTATACGACCAAGTATCACAGGCTGGAATGTCTGATTGGGAATTAATGGTATGCCTTGCAAAACAAAACGGTTATTCTTTAAAATGCGATAACGCAACAGTTATATTTCACCCGTTAACTCAAGCTTTTACAGACCTTAGAGCTCAAGCTGCTTATTACAAAATGAATGGTTTAGACAGCAAAAAAACAGGTATCTATTCATTTAAACCATTAGTTGGAGAGTCTATTCCTTTTGAAGATGCTAAAAAAGCTTCTGTAGCTACTAGCGGTGTTGATAGGTCTAATGCTACGGAACATCAAAAAACCAATCAAAAAGGAATTGTAAAAACACGACGTAGCGCAAAACCCGTAGTTTTTGACTCTTACCAAACTAATGTAGTAGCTCCAACATTTGAAATTGCTCAATATGAATCTAATGCTGCCGATGAAAGAAACAGGTACGCATACAGAGGTATGGCAACTATACAAGGAAGCCCTAACCTTTTGCCTGATGCTCCAATTTATTTGGATGGGGTTGGCTCAATGTACTCTGGTTTTTGGACGGTTCTTTCTGTAGAGCACCATGTTGAAAAAGAGGTGTTTACTACAACAATTGAAATTGGAACCGACTCCCTTGGTTTAGCCGCAAAATGGACAGATAACAAAGATATTTTGGCGCCAGAACAATCTGTTAAACGAGTAATTTCTTCGGGTGTGCGACAAAAAAATATTGTTCCAAAAACAGTCCTTAAAAAAACGGGTTCTTCTTACCGTAAAAATTCTTCATCTCATTTTTCTGTTGTAAAAAATGTACCTAAAACGCAAACAATTGGTTCTCCTGCCCATAAATGGGTAGGAACATCTGGTAATGTACGCCAAACACCTTTTAAAGATGTAAAAATGCCACCTGCAGTTTTAAATAAGAAATTGAGCGGTTTATGAGCACTTCATACTTTGGTATTTATAGAGGCGTCTGTGTTGATAACGAAGACCCAGAAAACCTTAGCCGTATTAGGCTTAAAGTGCCGCAAGTTCTTCACACCAATGTAACTAACTGGGCGTATCCATGCCTTCCAGTGGTCACTAATGCTAACCATCCAGACCACCTTCCTCACCTTGCTTCCGAAGTAGCCGCGCTTCTTACTACTCATGCCAGCCATGCTGTATCTGTATCGGGAACAACCAGTTCTGGTGGGAGTCCGTCTCATACACATACATTTAGCGCTACCCAAACGTTGTCGCACGCAGCTCACGCAGGTAATAGTGGGGAATTGACTCACGCCCACGCAGAACTTACCGACCCTTTAGAAACAAACGATACGGAGCATACGCTTCATAGAAAAGTTCCAAATATTAACCAAGGTGTTTGGGTAATGTTTGAGGGCGGAGACCCTAACTTTCCAATTTGGATGGGAGTGTATTAATGGAACGCGCAATTGTCCTTCCTTTTTCAATAGACGCATCAGGCTCAATTTTGTCGTCTAACAACCAAAATAAAATTTGGCAAACACGTGTTATTTCTGCGGTTATGACTGAGTTCGGAGAACGAGTTTTTCGTCCTCAATATGGGGGTTCTATAAAAGCTTCCTTATTTGAATCTAGCGATTCGGCAGACTCAAACATTAGACGAAGTGTTACCAATACGTTTGCGTCCTATTTACAAACCCTCACTTTAGAAAATATCACGACTGCTATGGACTCCCAATTAGGCACCATAAGCGTTACAATTTACTACAAGCTCCCGAGCGGGGCATCTGACCAAGTTTCGGTTAAAGCTGGGTACCTCACCCGCTCAGGCGACGTTATTCAGGAGTTCTAATGGCATCAAATTACATACCGCAAGTAGATTACACTTCTCGTGATTACTCGTCTATTCGTAATGACATGATTGCTCTTATTCCAAATCTTTTGCCTGAATGGACTTCTACTGACGCATCAGATTTTGGAATTGCCCTTATTGAGCTATTTGCTTATATGGGGGATATGCTCAATTATTATATTGACCGTTCCGCAAATGAAGGCTTCATTAATACTGCAACACAGCGCAGCTCTGTTCTTTCTATTGCTAACCTTCTTAATTACACCCCAAGTAACGGTACCCCAGCAACAGTAACCCTTACTTTTCAAAACAGTACAGCAAATATTGTTTCAATTCCAGCAAAAACTCAAGTAGCCACTACAACTACAGTAAATGGTGTTACTACTCAAATTATTTTTGAAACTGATTCTACTATCTCTGTTCCTGCAGCTGTTGGAGCTGTAAAAGGGTCCCAAAACGTTACCGCAACTCAAGGAGTAACTATTACGGATGAATACCTTGGGGATTCGGATGGAACCGCGTATCAAGTATTTACTTTAGCCCAAAACCCATTAATTTCAAAAACAACATCCGTTACAGCAAATTCTGTTATATATAACGCAGTTAACTATTTAATTGATGCTGGTTATAACGACCCATCATATACAGTTACAACAACAGCTGATGGCATTTCTTACCTTACTTTTGGCGACAATATTAGTGGTCGTATTCCACCAGCAGGTGCAGTGTACGCAACATACCGTGTGGGTGGTGGAGCATATGGAAATGTTGGTCCTAACACTCTTACCTACTTACTTACTAACGTTATTGCTGGCATTACAGTTAATAATCAAAATGCAGCTTCTGGGGGTTCTGACCCAGAATCAACAGATAGCATTCGTTTTAATGCTCCTTTTGCTTTAACCGCGCTTAACAGAGCAGTTTCTTTATCAGATTATGCGGCTCTATCCGTTCAAGTCCCCTCTGTAGGAAAAGCAGTTGCTGACGGCACTGTTTATAACAATATTCTTTTGTACATTGCTCCTTACGGAGATACTAGCCTTGGTACGCCAGGTATTGACTCTAGTGGAAATGCCAACTCTATCTTTACTAACGCTTCTACAGATGTTATCTCCTTTATTACTGATAAAGCCCCAGCAACAACCACAGTAACTGTGCTACCCCCTAAATACGTCCCTATTAATATAACTTTAAATCTTCACATTGCAGCACAATATCGACAAGTAAACGTTTCTAATGCTGTTTATAGTGCCCTAACAACGTTGTTAAATTTTGACAACACTACTTTTGCAGAACAATTTGTTCTTCAATATGTACTATCAGCCATCTCATCTGTATCTGGTGTTTCTTACGCGGACGTAACCTTATTGACTAGGGCAGATGCCTCCTTTACTGGAAACATAACTGCTGGGAGCGCAACTATTTCAAATGTGTCTTCTTTTCTCAACATTGCGGTAGGACAACAAGTTGCTGTTGATTCAGGTACTGTAACAATTGCATCTGGAACAACTATTTCTTCTTTTGATTCTAATGCTGGGACCATCACCCTATCAGCTGTTACTGGTGGGACGAGCTCTACTACAGGAGCTTCTTTGTGGGCCTCTTCAATTTCTACAACTGGTATTAACAGTATTCAATGTGCAACCAACGAAATTCCTAAGGTTGGGGTAATTACCATTAACCCAATCGGTGGAATCCTAAGCTAAGGATAAATATGGCAGCCTCATACCCAAACTCCGTTAAAGCGTTTACTCCAAAAGTAAATGTTGTAGACCTCATTCAAGCAGCGGACCCAAACTCCCTTTTTGAAGAAGTAACAGCTATTGAATCTGTTATAGGTACTACACCTTCCGTTGCTACTGCAGCCACAGCATCTGGTTGGTCAAACACAGCAACTGACTACACTACCCTCAACGGTCGACTTGCAAATATTGAAAAAGGAATTGTTGCTGATACCCACACTCAATATGTAAAACTATCCACGCTAACTGCAAAAGGCGATTTAATTGTTGCTTCTGGTTCTGGTGCGGTATCTAAACTTGCTGTAGGAACAGACGCGTATATCTTAACTGCTGATTCAACAGCAACAAACGGAGTAAAGTGGGCAGCTCCAGGCGCTGTTGTTGACCCTATTATTACTTCCTTTATGCTTGGTGGGATGTAATTACCTAAATGGCTATTTATGGTGTTGATTATTATGGTGCTGCGTACTACGGTGCTAACAACCTAGTACAGTTTAACGCCTACCCATTTTTAGCAAAAACATATGATTATTCGTCAATTCAACTTACCTGGACAACTCCAACTGGTGACTGGGATTATTTACGACTTGTTCGTAACTCCTATGGATTTCCAGTAACAGCGGATGATGGTGATGTCCTTTTTGAAGACGCAAAAGCCACATCTAGAACTTTTTTTAATGACAATGGCTCTATACCAAATAACGTTGGGTTAAAGCCAGCTCATCCTTATTATTATTCAATTTTTGCTAGGGAAACAACTCACTCTACTTGGCAAATAGCTGGCAATGCTGTTGGTGTATCTGTTAAGGATTACAATACTAATGAGTCCATGTTTAATTATTTACCGTCTATTCTTACATCTCAAGTTCCTTACGATTCGGCTATTGATGAATCAAACACTTTTCTTAAACGATTTTTAAAATTATTTGCTCTTAATTTAGATTTGTACAAAAGCCAAACTGAAAATGTAATTAATCGTTACGACATTACAACTATCAATGGTTTATTGGTACCTGTATTTATGAAACAATTTGGACTTCGTTATGAACCAGAGCTTGGCCTTAAACAATCAAGAATTCTTCTTAATAACGCTATTCGTTTATATAAAAATAAGGGAAGCAAGCTTGGCGTAGAAGAGTACGTTAAAGCTTACGCTGGATATGACAACTCTGTTGCTATGAGTAAAAACCTTATGCTTGACCAAAATGACTCCTCATTTGAACAGTCAATTGGCTCATGGGCATCAATATCAAACTGCACATTAGCTCGACATTCAGCAACTGATAGCCCAAGCATTGCTCCGTACAATGAAGTTCAATCAAACGCTACTTTTCCCAATCTTCAAGCAGGAACGCTTCAAGTTACTGGTACTGCATCTGGTACCGCAGAGCTTTCCTTATCAGGAGACACCCCCATCCATTATGGGATTCCTGTAACTGCTGGCTCTACCTATACTTTTAGCGGTTATGCTCGTGCTGGAACCACTGCAAGAAACGTACAAGGAAAGCTTTATTGGTACAGCAGTACGGGCGTTCTTATATCTTCATCTTCTGCTGGTACTGGTGTTGCTGATACAGCTGGTTCTTGGCATCAATTTCAAGTGTCACAGACTGCGCCAACTGGTGCTTATTTTTGCGTCCCACACATCCTCATTCCCAGCACAGTAAATACAGAAAAACATTATTTTGATTGCCTTCAATTTGAACTTGGAAGCTCAGCAACATACTTTAAAGAAGCACGACAAATTGAAATTACACTTGTTGCGAGCCGTATCAATGAAGTTTTAAACCCTAATTTTGAAACAAATACAAATAATTGGACACCAAGTAACGCAACTTTGGTATTGTCGTCTACTGAAGTTGAATCAGACCACGATGCTCCATCCGTATCTATAAGTGGTGGTTCTGTCGAGATGTACCCTATTGCTACTGGTCTTGTATCTTTAACCTCAAACGCTATGCCAATATTTGCTGGTAATGACTACGCATTCAGTATGTACTTCAATGAATCTGCTATGTCACATGCGGTAACTCCATTTATCTCTTGGTATGACAGCTCAAATGTTTTAATCTCAACGATAAACGGCACAGCATTGATTTCCTCTGGTGGATGGACACGAGTCTCAGTTGTATCTTCTGCACCAACCTCTGCTACTACGGCTAAAGTGGGGGTCAAGTGGACAGCAACAAGTATTTCAAATGAAATGTACGTAGATGCCGCCCTTTTTGAAAAGTCTTCTTTTGTTAACTCGTTTTTTGATGGAAGCAACGGAGTAGCCCAGAAAACAGACCTTTTCTGGGAAGGCACTGCTAACGCATCACGAAGCCACTACTACCTAAACCGTTTTGCAGTACAAAGCCGCCTTATTTCTACTTTGCCAAACTGGATTAACGTAGGCAGTACTTTCGAGCTTTTGTTCGCACAGCCTTCTTAGTAGTAAGATAAGGGGCATGTTAACCCTTCTCCTTATTTCAGGTTTTACTGCTTTTATCTTTGCGGTAGTAAACCAACTAATATCTATATTAGATTCATTTATTGATATGCGTTTAATTCGCGCCTTTGTAACCCTTGTTATATCTGCTGGCGGTACGGGGCTGATGAATGTCACCACAGTTAAGCTCTTTATTGTCTACACCGTGGCTAGTGCCTTTTTTGGTTCTGCCCTAGTAGTAATCGCAGAACGCCTTAATTCCTATCAACCCGCCGTAATCCACGCAGTTGGCAGGGAGCGCTAGGGCTGTGTATGCTGGCGCTCCGTTGAACAAGGAGGGCCTATGGCTAACGAGTATTTTGTTTTAGTTACAGGTAATGGCGAGAGCAGTAGGGCAAATATTGAAGCCCTTATGGAAGACCATTATTACGCAAAAGGTGCTGGTGGCACTTTAGTTTTAGCCTACGAAAAGGCCCCCACTAAAAGCCAAACACTTGCTGCACAATACGCAAAGGTATGTGACAAAGACATTATGGTCTTCTGCCATGAAGATGCCCAGACTGCAGGAATTCCTGGCGCTTCGCAATCTACAAGTGCAGACCCAATTAAAGACGCAGTGTCTTTTGTTGAAGGTAAAGACTCAACTGCATTCCTCTTATGGGATGAACAAGATGACCAGTGTTTTTCTGCTCTTAAGTATTGTTTGGCTCAAGAAGTTCAAGCTTTTAACCTATGTGATGGTTTAGTGCCCTTAAACGACGTTATTAAGACGTCACCTATACAAGAGCATATAGAAGTCGTAAAGGAAATTATTAGGGCGCCAGAGACCAGCTTAGAGTCTTTAACTGACGAGTTGGACGCCGTTCTTAAAAGAGCACAGGAAATTGTGCAAGAGATGATTAAATGTCGACAAAGCTCTCTTTAAGAGCACGAGCTGCCCTTCATTATTTTGTTAATAGCGATATGTCTATCAGTGCTGACCGTTTGGCTGAGGTAGTCGCAGAAAACAGAAAAGCAATACAAACCGCACTCCGAGAGTTGCGAGACGCTGGACTCATCCTGACCCGAAAGGAACGGGTGGGAAACCGCGTAGTAACCGTAAGTTATGTAACCGAAAAGGGATTCCTGGAGGCTAATTCCTGGGGGTCACAAAACGTCCTTCAGATACAACACACTGTGCAGAATAGCACAATACAAGTATTAGCTTATTCAGCTAGTAATACTAATAAAACATCAATCGAGCGATTGGATGAAAAAGTGGGATACGAATTTTTTGAAAATACTTCGACCTCCGAAGCCGATGAGCGACAAGCCGAGCGCCTTAAGGGAATGGCGGAACGCAAAGCCGCCTACAAGGAGAAAAAAGAAGAAGAGCACGAGAAGAAAGTTATTGACCGCGAAACCACGTCACCAGACGGCTGGAATGTAAATCAGTCCATAAACGAGTTTGTTACACAGATGAGTCAGATTTGGGGCATTCCACCTTGGAAGATGGCTGGAAGCCGTTTCTTCATTGCCCTAGCTAAATCCCGTACCCAGTACGACACTAATGGCGCTATTGAGCAAGAGATGATGCGTATATTTTTTGGCGCCTTAAAAATTAATAAAGAAACTAACGGGGACATGCTGTGGAAGATGTTTATCAAGCGCTTTCCAGATTTGGCTGTTCAGGCTAAGGCAAGACTTAATTCGTCAATCGACTTAGAGACGGCTATGGTTCAGGCACAAGAGCAGTGGAAGAAAGAGTTTGGGGAGGATTTCAGTGTTTGATTTATCGACTCTTAAGGTTAGGCGCCGTACATGGGTTCAAACGGCTGCTATCCCTAAAGCTCGTCTTGGCTGGGTCTTAGATGACTGCTCAGATGCCCCTGATTCGGCTTTAGCGCCGATTAGAGGCTGGTTGGGCCTAGCTCTTAAGGGTGAATACATTTTGAAGGCTGGAGGGGCTAAATGCGGTCGTGGAGTCCTTTTGTACGGGGAACCAGGTCGCGGAAAAACTACTCTTGCCCTAGCCATTATTCAAGAGATGATGACCAGTTTTCCACTTGAAGCATTTGTCCCTTCTGAGAACAAGGTGCTTGTCCGTCCCTGCTATTTCACGACTTTTAATGGCGTCCTTGATTTGAAGGGTAAATTGATGGATGAACCCACAGAGGCAGAAGAAACTTTATACGCAGGTATGTTGGGTGAATGCAGTGATGACGCTTATAACATCAGAGTTCTTGTTATTGATGATGTGGGTAAAGAGCATGCCAGTCTTTCAGGGTGGCAAAAGAACATGCTTCATCACGTTTTAAGAACACGATTCAACAATGGATTGCCTACGATTGTCACCAGCAATATTCAGCGCGATAACTGGGCTGACGTTTATGGTGATGCAACAGGAAGCTTTATCAAAGAGGCTTTTGTTTATATTCCAGTAAACGGCGATAAGGATTTACGCTAATGGAGGCTTTTGTGGATGATGATGTAAGGTTGGTTCAACTTTTCCTTACTGATAACCAAATTCCTGGACCCAGCGTTTATGAAGTTGGCGTTAATTACGCAGGTAAAGCAATCTGTAATTGTTCAAGTTTTAAAGGGCGCAATTCTTGTAAGCACTCTAAGTTTGTTCAAACACGGTTAGATACCAACAGTGGTCTTTACCATATGGAGTTGACATCCAAGCCAACCGTAGAGGATGCTCAGAAAGCTAAACGTTCAGAACGGGACAACCGAGAGTTTATTATTAAATTTGGAAAGATTGAGGTAGTTTAAAAATGCGTAAGGGGGATATAAGTAACGAACTACCAAAGCGAGTAATTGTCACCGCAGATACTTTTCTTGACCTTGAGGTAACAGTAAAGAAAGTTTTAAAGTTTTTTCCTGTTGCAACAAAAGACATGAAGATTAACCGAACACTACTTAGCCGACTTTACATGTTTTCACAGAACGTTGGTTACACTCTAGAGTTAGCTTCGTTTACGATGGATGATACTGCGTTAGAACAGTTGACTGACCATCTTGACCATATGGGCACTAACCCCTTTAGATACTTCACTCATTACGAATCTATAGAACATCTTGTACAGGAACTTCCCTACAGACCAGAGGTTGTTGGTGTTTTGGATTTGCCAACCCGCCTGCTACGGTACGGTCACTGGGGATTGGACTTCACTCAAATATGAACAAAGAAACGTTGCTACTTAGCAAGGTCATTCAAGACCGTGACCTTACAAAGCTATTTGAACGCGGTGTCAATGACTCATGGTTTGTTGATAATGAAGACCGTAAAGTTTGGTCGCTACTTAAAACTCATTTCACTAAATACGGTGAATGCCCTAGCGTCGATGTTGTTACAGAGAACTTCCCTTCCTATCGAGTAACAGAAGTCAATGACAGCATTGACTATCTACTCGATGGGTTAATTTCAGCACGTCGCAAGTCAGCCACAGTTGCCATGATTGGTGAGGCAATTGAACATATTGAGAAGCAGGGTAACCATGAATCTGCGCTCATTACTATTCAAAAAGGAATTATCAGACTTGAAGAAGATGGCTTAAGTAAATCTACTGACGTAGATATTACGGAAGACCCACTTAAGCTTTGGGACGAATATTTATTTCGTAAGAACAACCCAGGACTTCTTGGAGTACCTACGGGATTTCCAACAATTGATGCCGCAACCAATGGTTTGCAGAACGGTCAGCTAGTAATTATTGTTGCGCCACCAAAGACTGGTAAGTCAACTCTTGCTTTACAGATTGCACAGAATGTACACCTTAAAGGAAGTACACCGATGTTCCAGTCTTTTGAGATGACAAACCAAGAACAGCTTTCTCGTTACGTTGCTATGAGAGCCCGTGTGTCTCACACTCGTTATCAAAGCGGTGCACTGACTGATGAAGAAGAGTCTCGCGTTAAAGCAAAGCTTCAAGGCATTAGTCAGATGCGTGAGAAGTTCTGGCTTATCGGTGCTTCCGAAGGAGCCACCGTCTCCGCTGTTGCAAGCAAGATTCAGATTCACCAACCTGACATTGTTTTTATTGACGGTATGTATTTGATGATTGATGAGAACGGTGAGAAGCCAGGAAGCCCACAGGCACTTACTAATATCACTCGTTCTCTTAAACGTTTGGCGCAGAGAACTAATAAACCAATCGTTATCTCTACACAGGTACTTGAAAACAAAATGCGTAATGGTCAAGTAACCACAGATGCTATTGGTTACTCATCTTCCTTTCACCAAGATGCGGATGTTATATTTGGTCTTCAACGCGAAGATGAAAACGTCGATGACACTCGTATCCTTAAAGTTATTGCCTCTCGTAACTCTGGACCAGCAGAAGTTTCAATGCTGTGGGATTGGAATACAGGAGACTTTAGAGAGCTAGATGAGAATGACCTATGACCGTTGAAGAGATGGAAGACCTACTAGATAGACTTGGCATAGAAGTTATATCAGTACACGGTGATGAAATTAAAGCTCGTTGTCCAGCTCATTTAGAGCGTAAGGGTAAGGAGGATGCCAACCCTTCGTGGTACATCAACGCAGATACTGGAGTTCACAATTGTTTTTCATGCCACTTTAAAGGTAGCGTCAACTCACTTGTTGAATATGTGCAAGGCGTTAACTCAGAATTAGCCAAGCAATGGGTTAATAGTGGCGAGCGCAATCTCACCAGAGCATTTGAAAAGCTGACTGCGTTAGCTCCTATACAAGAGCAAGTACAACCAATGACTGAATCTATGCTTAGCGCATTTGTAGCGCCACCAACAGAGGCGCTAAAGTCTCGTGGCATTACTCCTATTGCAGCTGATTACTATGAAATTTTATGGAACGCATCTAACGAGAGTTGGATTCTGCCAATGCGAGACCCATACACTAATAAGCTTATTGGTTGGCAGGAAAAATGGTTTAAAGAACGCCGTTTTAATAATTTCCCGCCTAAGGTAAGTAAGTCATCTACATTATTTGGTTACCAAAAGTACGAAGGTCCAAACATGGTTGTAGTTGAATCCCCGTTAGATGTTGCGCGCCTTGCATCTGTTGGTGTATTTGGTGGTGTTGCGGTCTGTGGTTCTGCGGTATCAAAAGACCAAATTAATCTTATTAGAGGTGCAAGCCATATTACGTTTGCTATGGATAACGACCAAGCTGGACTTAGCTCATCAATGGCTTTGCTTGAGTACTCAAAGGCAATGGGATTTGACTGTTGGTTCTTTAACTATGACAATACCGACATGAAAGACGTGGGTGGTATGAGCAAGACTGAGATAATGTTTGGCCTTGAAAATGCACGACATTCAATACACGGGAAAAGAGCTTTCTTATGATTATTGGCCTATCAGGATATGGTCGCAGTGGAAAAGATACTGTTGCAGGAATGCTTATTGGTTTGCACCGTTATGAACGTCTAGCGTTTGCCGATAACATTCGTAAACTTCTTTACGAGATGGACCCGTTTATCAACGATGGTCATCCAGTATTTCGCCTTCAAGACCTTGTTGATTCACGTGGTTGGGATGAAGCAAAGACAATTGCTCCAGAAACACGACGCCTTCTACAAGATTTGGGTGTTGGAGCACGAGAGCTGTTCGGTTCAGATTTTTGGGTAGAACAAGCGTTAAAGAATATTAACCCCGCAGACCGCATAGTCATCACCGATGTTAGGTTTCAAAATGAAGCAGAAGCCATTAAAAAACAAAATGGACAAATTTGGCGCGTTAACCGCCCTGGAGTAGGACCTGTTAATAACCATATATCAGAGACGGATATGGATTTGTGGGATTGGGACGCCGTTATTACGAATAATAACGACAATGATATGCAGGCCCTTATAAATCAGATTAAGGACCTGTTAGGGTAACCTCATGACTTTTACGGGAACACTTCTTCCGTACCAACCAGAAGCTGTTGACCGCATGTGCGAACGGCAGAAAATGTTGGTTGCCTACGATTTGGGGCTTGGCAAAACTGTTTTGACTATCGCAGCAGTTGAACGTCTCATGGATTCACGCCAAATTACTGAGCCAGGTTTGATAATCTGTTTATCCTCACTTAAATACCAGTGGGCAAATCAAATTAGGAAATTTACAAATGATACTTCGCACGCTTTGGTCGTTGATGGAACGCCAGCAAAACGAGCAGAACAATACGAGAAAGCATACGACTGGCGCACTTCAAAGGTTGATTACGTCATCCTTAACTACGAGCAAGTTGTTAACGACTGGGATAAAGTCAAAAAACTCCCACGAGGATTTGTAGTACTAGATGAAGCAACAGCTATCAAGTCGTTTCGTTCTAAACGGTCTAAGCAAGTAAAGAAGTTATCTAACGCCCCATTTAAGTTTGCGCTTACTGGAACCCCTATTGAGAACGGTAAGCCAGAAGAGTTATATAGCATTATGCAGTTTGTTGATAATGATGTTCTTGGAAGCTTTGAGAATTTTGACCGCACATTTATCGTGCGTAACAACTGGGGCGGGGTAGAGCGTTATATCAACCTTCCCACACTTCATGAAGTTATGAAAGAAGCCTCAGTTCGTAAAGCGCAAAAAGACCCAGATGTTGCCCCATTTCTTCCAGAATCAATTCACAAAGACCCAATTAAAATTATTTTTGATAGAAAATCTGCAAAGCTATATAACCGTATTCAAAAAGATTTAATGCAGGACTTAGACGATGCTCAAGCAATGTTTGGTGGTTCTTTTAATATTTTGGCTCATTACGGGATTGAATCTAGTAGGGGCGGACCAGAAGATGAGATGCGCGGAAGAATTATGTCTAAGATTGGTTGCCTTAAGATGCTGTGCTCCCATCCAGATTTGCTTCGTACCAGCGCCAAGAAGTATTTAGAGACAGGTGGAGAAGGCTCTGCCTACGCTAACGAGTTAGTAAATGATGGCGCCCTAGAAAGCGTTGACTCATCTAATAAGCTAAATACACTTATTGAGTATGTTAAGAACTTTTTAGAGCAAAATGAGGAGAATAAGGTAGTAATTTTTGCCACTTACGTAGACATGCTTGACAAAATAGCCGATGCTTTAGGTGTTGAACAGTGCCGTCTATACTCAGGTAAGTTAGACGCAAAGACAAAGGAAGAGAACAAAATTGCCTTTAACAATCTACCTGAAGTTCGCGTCCTTATATCTTCTGACGCTGGTGGTTACGGCGTTGATTTGCCCGCTGCCAATCTCCTCATCAATTATGATTTACCTTGGAGTTCAGGCTCTGCAACTCAACGAAACGGGCGTATTATGAGAGCGTCTTCTACATGGAAGACAATTGTTATTCAAGACCTGATTGTTGATGGGTCAGTAGAAGAACGCCAATATGACGCCCTACAACAGAAAACATCCGTTGCTAATGCAATTATTGATGGTGAAGGCATAGATGATAAGGGCGGAGTACCGCTTACAGTGGGAAGCCTCAAGCAGTTCTTGACCTTTGCCACTGTCTAGACTGGTAGAATTATTCAATGCCTAACGCACCTAAGACTCCTACACGCACCATTCGTGTCCCAGATGACCTATGGAAAGCTGTACAGAGAAAAGCGCTCTCAGAAGGCGTAACTGTCACAAGCGTGATTCTTAAGTCGCTTGAGGCGTATCTAGTTGACAACAAGTAGTTGATTTAATACTGTAGCCCCATAACCAAAGGGGTCTATATGGAAAACAACGAACTTAAAAATACCGTAAAACAATACCTTGCTCTTAAGCAAGAGCTAAAGCTCATGGCAGAACGCGAGACAGAGCTAAAGAAACGTTTACTTTCTGCTGTTGAATCCTCAGGTGAAGTAAATGGTAGCGGTCATTTTATTTTAGATGTTGATGGTGTCACACTAACCAAACAACGCAAAACATCCAACCCACTTGACGCAGAAGTTGCAGAACGAATCATTCTTGAAAAGGGTTTAAAAGAAACTTGCATGCCAGATAAACCAACGTTAGATTCAGAAGCAATTATGGCTGCACTGTATAGAAAAGAATTAACAGAAGAGGACATTGAACTAATGTTCCCACTTAAAGTTTCGTATGCATTCTTGGTTAAAGAATGACAGACGATTACATTGATAATGCTTTTGCAGACTTGGACGTCTTTTATCCAGGAAGCAAAAGAAAGCGACGCGATAGTGCTGCCCCAAAAACTGTTGAACACGTGCCGATACAGCAATGGGATGCAAAGCCTCAGGTAAAGACACTTCCTAACGGAAAGGATGTTGAACTTTTCACTGTAGGTGCGCTAGCTCAAGCTCTAGGAAGACCTTTTGTTTCAATAAGGGTTTGGAATGAAAAAGGCTACCTACCTAAAGCCCCTTACCGACTACCCACTAAGAAAAATGTTCATGGAGAAGACCATAAAGGAAGACGCCTTTATAGCCGAGCCATGATTGAAGCGGCAGTACAGCTCTTTAATAAAGCTGGACTTTTAGAAGTCAAGCGTATAGACTGGGCAGTACACCGTCATCTCAGTATTGAGATAGCCGAGGCTTGGAGTCAAATCCTTGCTACAGAAACAGAAAATAATGCAGGTCAAAACTAGCAGTTCAAACAAATAAAAGGAGCAGTACAAATGTCAGTTCAAACTACAGATGAGTTCGTGCCAGCAGTAGATGAGTTTTCAATGGAAAACGCAGATGTTGATGGTCGCCCAGATAACGGCACAGATGCAATTAAGTCTGGCTGGGATGCAGCAGAAGAAGCTGTAAAGCCAAAAGAATACGCAAAAGATTTTAAGCTTTCTGAAACACTCCAAATTATTAAGTTCTTGGACCCAGACGGCCCATACGCTATTTATAGCCAACATTTTCTTACAGAGAAGACCGAAGGTCAACGTTCATACGTTTGCCTTGGTAGCGGTTGTCCTTTGTGCGTGAAGCTCAATCACAAGCCCGAGAAGAAGTACGCTTTCTCTATCGCTGTCTTAACACCTACAGAAACAACAATGACAAAACTTGTTGCGTCTCCACTATTCTTCAGGTCCCTTCATGCAGCGCACCATTCACCTGCAGGTCCATTGTCTAAGAACTATTGGGCTGTTGCACGTCGCGGTCAGATGCAACACACTGTTTACACTCTTAACCCTGTTAAGGGTCGTGACCTTATTGAAGATTTTGGCATTGAAGAGGCTAAGGTTGAAGCTGCTATCGCAGAGATGATTCCATTTGAATCATCATCACTTCGTCGACTTTCAGTTGATGAACTTACTGAGATTGCAAACGCTTTAATCTAACATCAGGTGTGGAAGGGCTAGGTTGACCCCCTTGGCCTAGCCCTTCTGCTTTTAAGGGGATACATGAATATTATTACGACCAAAGAACAACTTGATGAGATGGTTGCTTATTACCTACAACAAGACTCGTTTGCTTACGATTTGGAAACTGTTGGGCCACAACGTGGAGTTACCGTTGTTAACGAAGTATTGTGGGTTTCATTAGCCACGCACGGACGCGGTGATGTTATTGCTTTGGGTCATCCTAACGGTGATTTTTTAACAGAAGAATTTCCTTTAACAGGGCAAGGTCAAAAGCGTTTAGACGCTGGTTTATCATTACGAGAAGCTGACTACTCAAAAGACAAGAAGAAAGCTACAGTTACATTTGGTCCACCACCAGAACAGTTGCTGCCATCAGAAGTATTTTTGGCGTTAAAGCCATTGATGTTTGGAGAAGGGCGCACACTTGTAGGTCATAACCTTGTTTTTGACTTAACTTCTATTGCTAAGTACTACGGTGGAGAGATTCCTAAAGGCCCGTATTTTGACACCATGATTGCGTCGTTCCTATACGACAACAGAAACAAGAACAAATGCGGTCTAGATGATTGCCTATCCCGTGAGTTTGGCTATCACATGGTCAAGGGCATCGGTAAAGAGGTTGAGAAATATTCTTTTCAAGATGTTGCCAAATACGCATATCTTGACGCTAAGTACACATTTTTGCTTTACAGAAACGTATTACAAAAGAAATTAGAAGAAGGACAGCTAACCAATGTAATGAACTTGGAGATGGGTGTTCTTAAAGTTCTATGTCATATGAAGTTAGCTGGTGCCCCAATAGATACCGACCAGTTAGAGGCGCTTCATGCACAGCTAGAGATTGATATTGAAATAGCGCGTTCTGATATTTACCGTATTGCTGGCAAAGTGTTTAACATTAACTCCAATCCAGAAAAACAAGAGCTCTTGTACGGTAAAAAAGAAAACGGCGGGCAAGGACTTAAAGCTAAGATTCTTACACCTAAAGGCAAGCAGAAAGATATGGACGGAGTTCCCCTGGACTTATCTGATTACTCTGTAGCTGCTGATGCGCTAGAGCCTTACCGCGATACCAACCCACTTGTTAAGGCAATGCTTGAATATTCAGATTTAAACAAATTGCTTACTACGTATGTTATTCCTTATCTAGGTGGGGATGTCACACGCACTACAGCAGGAAAGATTAAGGTTGAGCATAAGGAAAGTTTGCTTATCAACGGCAAGATTCACTGTGATTTTGTACAGCATGGTGCTGAGACTGGTCGTTTTTCAAGCCGTAATCCTAATCTTCAGAATGTACCAGCCCCTCATACAGCCCATGGTAAAGCTATTCGTAACCTTTTTTACGCGCCTGAGGGATACAAGCTTGTGGTTGCTGACTACTCACAGATTGAGCCGAGAGTAATCGCATCAATGGCTAAAGACCCAATCATGATGGATAACTACCTTAAGGGTAGTGACATATATACAACTGTAGGTGAGACTATGGGGGTAGACCGTAAAGCAGGTAAAGTTCTTGTGCTTGCTATGGCATACGGAGTAGGACCAGACAAGATTGCAGCTTCGATTGGATGTAGCGTTACAGAAGCTAAGACTCTTCTTAATGACTTTTCAAAGAAATTTAACGCCGTAAATAAATATCGCATTATGGTTGTCAATAGCACTCGCAAAAAAGGGTATGTATCAACGCTACTTGGTCGACGTAGATATCTGCCTGATATCAACTCGTCTAACTTTGGTATCAAATCAGGGGCAGAACGCCAGGCGTTTAACACTCGCATTCAGGGTTCAGCAGCAGACATTATTAAACTTGCCATGATTCGCGCCCAAGATATGATTCCTAAAGAAGCTAAACTACTGTTAACCGTTCACGATGAACTTGTAACCCTTACTCCCGACAATAAGGCGGAAGAAACTGCAGAAGCAATTCGTAGCGCTATGGAGGGAATTCAGCTATTGGATGTGCCTTTGATTGCAGATGTTAAAACCGTTCAACGTTGGGGAGAGGCTAAATGAGTTTTTTTGACCGCATCTTCCGCAGAAATAGCCATGAGCATTACAAAATGGAGATTCCATTTAGCACAATTACTCGTTGGGGTTTATACGATTTAAGCATTGATAATCCTAACGAAATTGCAACAATGCTTGGGCTTACCCCAGTAAGCGCTGAAGGAGATGAAAAAGAGGTAGAAGACAGCGCCATACGATTAGCTGCACTTGATGAAATTCTTCCTTATATCGACATTATCAGCGAACTTAATGCCAAAGTAATTGTTGCTACACAGATGCGAGAGTTTTCAGAAGATTTTGAATCAAAGCTTGATGAAGAAGAAGTTGAGGCTATGACTGAGTTTTACAAAGCTATTGGATTTTCCGCCCTTGTAACCGCTTTCTCAGTAGGCATAGAACTTGATATTATCCATACCCATGCATTAAGTTTGGGTTCTATATATAAGGAGGAAGATGAGCAGTAATTGGTGGGCAGATAAACTAGGAGCTCAACAACAGCCCGCAGCTCCACGCCCTGTAGCGCCTCAACAGCCTACTTCATATCCACCTACACAGCCACAGCCTGTTTATCTACCGCCAGAGGTAAGAGAGCATCAGCTGCCAGCAAGTGCAACTACAGCATCTCGTTGCCCAGGTTGCGGTAGTGGAAACTACACAGGTGGTGGAGAAAATAAACCGCGTTGTTATGACTGCGGTTACCCAATTCAACAATCAGGTTCAGGTGTTGGTAAAGGAATTGTTGGGGGCCCTCAAGCCTCTGGCCCAGCTCAACCAGCACGTCAAGTAGCAACAGGTGGATTTAACCCACAGACAATCATTGGACATATTTAATGGCAATTAACCCAGAGCTAGCAAAGATTATTAACAAAATTAACAAGAAGCTTGGCGCAGATACAATCGTTCTTGGAGAAGATATTAGAGATGATGTCATGTCTCGTATCACCACAGGTTCTATTGCATTTGATGTTGCTTTGGGTGGTGGTTGGCCTGTCAATCAATGGCATGAAATTGTGGGAGAAGCCTCCAATGGTAAGACTGCTATTGCATTAAAAACTATTGCAGCAAATCAAGCAAAAAATCCAGAGTTCACCACAGTGTGGGTAGCAGCAGAGCAATGGGTTCCAGAGTACGCAGAGATGTGCGGTGTTGATTTATCGCGCCTTTATGTGGTCTCAACTAACATTATGGAGGAAGCATATGAAGCTGTCATCGAACTTGTCGAAAGCAAAGCGGTTGATTGCGTTGTTATTGACTCCCTTCCTGCCTTGGTCCCTAGTGCAGAGGACGAAAAGCAGATGGAGGAATTCACAGTAGGCAGAGGTGCCATGCTGACTAACAAGTTCTTTCGCAAGGTTGGGATTGCGTCTAAGCGTTCGCTGATTGATTATGAGCGCCCATTTATTGGAATTATGATTAACCAATGGCGTGACAAAGTTGGCGTTATGTACGGAGACCCACGCACTACGCCAGGTGGTAAGGGCAAGGACTATGCCTTCTTTACTCGTATTGAAATTAAGCGCGATGAATGGATTGACGCAGGTACAGGTCAAGAAAAGCACCGCGTAGGACAGACCATCAAAATTCGTACTCTAAAAAACAAGTCAGCCCCACCATCACAGACAGCCTTTGTGGACTTTTATTTTGCCCCTGGAGGACCTGTAGACCGTGGTAATTATGACTTTGCTAAAGAAATAGTGGCTATGGGAATTATTAATAAGGTCATCACTAGAGCAGGTGCTTATTACCGTTACGACATTGATGGCGCGACTCGCCAGTGGCAAGGCGCAGATGCTATGCTTGACTCCATACGGGAAGAGTTAGACTTGAAAGAAACCTTAGAACGCGACGTACTAGACTCAATTAAAGCTGGGTCTAAGTTTGTAGCAGATGACTCCGATGAGGAGTGAAGGTCAAAAGCAGTCTAGGAAACACGAGGTACGACTAGCCAAAAAAGTTGACGGTAAGCGAACAGCTGCCAGTGGAGCTTTTTGGAATCGTAAAGGTGATGTTCGTAGTAGCGACCTTCTTATTGAACATAAGTGGACGGGCAAAGCCTCCTTTACTGTCAAAGCCGCAGTTCTGGAGAAAATTGTCAACGAAGCAACTCTTGATAGCCGAATGCCTGTCCTAGGTGTCAGTCTTAACGAGAATAATTATGTACTGCTTACTGAAGATGATTTCTTGGAAATGCGCCAGAATCTTCAGGAGTGCACTTGTCATATCAAAATTCCACCGACGCAGAGTGGTGGCATTTAGCTAAATGCCGTGGCATGGATACCGAACTATGGTTTCCACCGCGAGATAAAACTAAATATAAAGAGATTGCAGACAAATCAAAAGCTGTTTGCTTTGGTAAAGATGGTGCACCTGAATGCCCTGTACGACTTCAATGTTTGTTTTATTCAGAAGAGATGGATGAACAACACGGTATATGGGGTGGAATGAGCCACCGTGAGCGTAATGCGTTGAAGAGAAAAGCTGCTAAGGTAGGGCTTACATTAGAGGAGTGGGTGCTTAATAATGACAGCAAAGGAAGAAAAGTTTAAGGCAACAGGAAGTCTTAAACGATTCATTGACGCGGGTAAAAAGGAATCTCGTGTTCTCACAACCGTAGAACGTCACCTTATTGCAAAACCCGCACCTAATGACCGTCGTTCTGATGTGCTGCACCCATCAGCTATGGTTAAAGACGATTGGTGCCACCGCAGTTCCTATTTTCAATTACTTGGGTTTCCACCACCACCAAGCAAGTATCGCGTAACCCTTAGCCAAAAGCGTGTATTCCAAGTAGGACATGATATTCACGCAGGATGGCAAAACATTTTTAAAGAGATGGAAGTGCTCTGGGGAAAGTTTATATGCAATGAGTGTGGAGAAACATTTACTGGCACTACTTCAGACCACAACATTAAAGTCGACCCTAAGCATTTTGATTATTTAGAGGTGCCACTATTCTATGAACCACTGCGCATTGCTGGTCACGCAGATGGAATCCTTGTAGGTTTTGGAGAACCTTTGTTGCTTGAGATTAAATCAATTGGAGCAGGGACTTTTAGATTTGAAGCGCCACAACTTATGGCAGAACACGGTGGCAACCTTGATGATATGTGGAAGGCGTTAAATGCTCCTTTTATGAGCCATATTAAACAGGCGCAAATGTATATGAAGTTAGCTGAGCTTATAAACTTGCCTGTGCAACCACAAGAAGCGCTGTTTTTGTATGAAAACAAATCTAATCAATCAGCAAAAGAGTTTGTAATTCCTAAAAGCGATTTTGGAATTAGCCATATCCTAGAGGCTGCTGAGAATATTGTTGCAGCAGTTGACAAAAAAGAAGCGCCCACCTGTAATATTAACCCTAACGAAGGTTGTTACCAATGTAAGGGGTATGACGATGTTCAAGCTTGAGGCTACAGGTGTAAGTGAAGAGATTATTGCCGTTTTAGAACGACAAGGGTTAGCAGTACGAAAGACACTCGACATTGAGATGCCAGATTTTCCAACAGACATTACTTTGGTAGATGACCAAGACCTTATGGTTATGGCTTCTAAGTACATGGAGAACTACAACATGCTTCGTACACAGACAGCATGCGCTCAGGTTGCAGAGTTAGAGGCAGAGAACGATTACGACCTTACAGAAGCTCATGCGCTACTTGCTACATCTACAGGTAAAAGCACTGAAAAAGCTGGGCTCTTAAAAGCTGCTGTACTTGCTCAACCAGACATTCAAGAAAAACTTAAAGTAAAGAACTACACATACGCATACCGCAAGCTTATGGAAACCACACAGGACAACATGGAGCGCTATTACAGTTTAGTAAGTCGTGAGCTGACCCGACGTACTTCAGGAGACCGTGAGCGGTTGAGAGGCAATCGTTTCAGTGCCTAGTCAATCAAGAAAACATCGTGGGTACCGTTCTCAAAAAGTCGTAGCCATGTACTTAGCTGAACATGGTTTTCCTTTTGCCGAGAGCACGGGAGCTGGTCGCAGTGGAACAGATATCACTGGCACCATAGGTATTGACTGGGAAGTAAAAGCTCGCAAAGATTTTTCACCCAGCGCCACTATTAAACAACTTAAAGACCGTCACAACGGCAAAGATTTACCAGTAGCAGTTTTGCGTCTCAATGGACAAGGAGAGGCTAGTATTACTGAATGGGTTACACTTGTACGCCTAGAAGATTTTGTTAACTTGTTGCGAGCCGCAGGATATGGAGAACCAGATGTATAAAGAAGCGCATAAACTTTTACAAGAATTGTTTAATGCCAAAGAAGAAGTTAAACGTTTAGAAACAGAGTACAGAAAAGTATGTGAGTGCAATGAAAAACTTCCAGGGGTGGTAGAAAAACCATCAGATAAATCTTATTATTACCGCAAAATGTATAAAACATGCCAGTACCACACAACGAGGTTAACACACAGTGCCTAATTATGACTTTACTTGTTTACGATGTGATGTTACTGTTGAGAAGTTCTTTTCTTTTGAGGAGAACCAACGCCCCACATGCGATACTTGCGGGGAGTTTCTGAACAAAGTGTTCAGTGCTACGCCAGCACATTTTAAAGGCGGAGGGTGGGGAGCACAATGAAATTTGTACTTAATGATGTTAAGTGGGCAGAAGACCTACAAAATGGCGTCGAAGAATATTTGGGCGGGCTAGAAAATTTTTATGTTTACGGGGATGAAGAGGCAGAAGAACCCGAAGTTTTATCGGGTGACCCCTACTGTGGTTGTTCTACCTGTTATACCCGTGAGTATTTGTTCTACGTTGCTCCCATCATCATGCAGGGTCAAAAAGATGGAAAGATTGAATTAGATGCCTCTTGACCTAAGAGATAAAGAAGCTCCTCTTCACGTTTGCCCTTGTGGTTCATTTTTATGGAAGGTAAAGGCAACTTTTGAAGAAGGCGAAATTTCGCTTTATATGCTTGATATGGAGTGCGAACTTTGTGGCAGTCTAGCCACCGCTCCCACCCCTATAGATTACAGAACCGTTTAGACAGACATACACCTCTTAGTTGCCCATAATTTACGGGTAATACTAATTCGAGCATAAGAGGTAATAATGACTGACGTAGTAAAAGAAGAAGAAGGCATCCTTCGCGTAGGCGCAGGAAGCAACCCACAAGCCGTAGCATCAGCAATCGCACATAGCATCTATGAAACTCGCGGTTGTAAAATTCGCGCTGTAGGCGCAGGTGCCGTTAATCAGGCAGTTAAAGCAATCGCAATCGCACGAGGTTACACAGCCCCACGAGGCTTAGACCTTACCTGTATTCCAGGTTTTGCAAGCATTGAAAGCCACGACGGACAGATTTCTGCCATTGTGTTTGTTGTTTCAGCAGCAGGTTAAGCAGTTATTTTGGGCTAAATGCCTTATCGTTATTTAACCCCCTTTGCAAAGGAAAATAAATGAAGACAGATTCTAAGAAGAACCCAGCTCCGCTGGCACCTACTTCTGCTGAGCCAAAGAACGCAACTGGTTCAAAGCCACGCGTTGCTATGCCTGAAAAGGGCAAGCTTATGAAGAAGAAGAACACAGCAGCAGGAGACCCAACTAAGGGACCCACTGACCGTCGTTCACATGTTAAAGCTGATGGACACCGCGCAGGAGCTCGTTATGGAGTACGCGTTGGATTCCAAAAGCAAGAAGCTCCAGAAGCTGGCGCTACACAAAGTAATGGTCGTTTAATCCCAGCAGCTGTTAACCGTAGCAAGCCAAACTTCACGGCAGGTATGGCTGAATAAATAGCAGTTTAAAGCCCCGTCAAGGAAACTTGGCGGGGTTTTGCTATTTGCGCCACACGTATTACTGTGGTTGAATATCAGTGTGGCGTTCCCTAGAGGTTACTGTTCTGTAGCAAACTGGTTATCTGAAAAAGATGACAGTTTTAAAGAAGAGTTTAATGAGTTGTTAGCACAAAAAAATACAACAACATCAAGCCTGCACCGCTTCTTTTCCTCACAATCAAATACATTTCCAACGCTAACTCCATTTAAATTTCACAGAAACCATTGGTGCTCATGTCGATAAAAGATGATTTCAACCAGTTTATTAAGGCAGGAAAAGAAGGTTCTGACAACGTACTTAAAGATGTTCCAGAAAATTGGCGCCCCCGTTCGGAACTTGACCAGACAACAGGTGGCTTTGCTATTACTGGTCCACGCTTAGATGGCAATACTCCAGGAGCAGAAGAGCTATTACGAGAGGCTAACCTTGACCCATCAGAGTGGGTGTTAGTAAATAGCCGTAGAGGTAGTTGGCAAAAGTGGGACGGAGAGTGGCTTCACTCTTGGCGCATTAACGTTATCCCAGCAGTGTCATCAGTTCAAGATTACGATGCACAAAGACTTATTGAAGACGTGTCTAATTGGAAGCCAACATCATCAAATGATTTTGAGGGCGACCTTACAGCTGTGTATAGCATTGGTGATACTCAGTACGGTAAGGACGATACGCCAGCAATTGTTGACCGCGTATTGCGTTCCTTCGATGAAGCTATAGACCATCACAAGTTCCTACAGCAAAAGTATAAAATTGGGCAGATTGCACTACCCCAGCTAGGTGACTGTATTGAAGGTATGACAAGCCAAAAGGGTAAAGTGATGGGTCGCCACGATATTGGAGTAGCTCAACAAGTGCAGGTTGGTCGACGTATTTTAATGGCGCAGATTAAAGCAATGGCACAATTAGCACCAAAGATTATTGTTCCAGTAGTTCCAGGAAACCACGATGAAGTTCAGCGTTTTTTGGTATCACGCCCAGAAGATTCATGGCAGATTGAGATTGTTCGCGCCGTAGAGGATGCGTGCATGGAGAACGAATTTCTTAAAGACCGCGTTGAGTTCCGTTACCCAGCAAAAGATGACAGCACACTTGCAGTTAATCTAAGCGGAACTTTGTACGGTATGGCTCACGGACATCAGAAGTCAAACATGGTTTCATGGTGGTCAGGTCAAGTTATGGGTCGTTGCGCGGTTGCAAACGCAGACATCCTTAACGTTGGTCATCTTCACCATTACGATGTACAGAGCGTTGGTACACGACTATTCATTCAGAACCCAGCTATGGATAATGGTTCAGGTTGGTTTAGGGATAAATCGGGCCTTGAATCCCACCCAGGAATCGTTTCATTGGTAGTAGGTGCAGGTTTTGACGCTCGTAGAGAGTTAGTAGTACTTGGCGGGTTTCGCTAGCCTATAATAAAGCTATGCCAGGCCCACATCAAAATACCCAAAACCTTGGTGCTGCAGGTATGTATGGAACAAATACAACCTATGGCGGAGGCGGCGTTCCAGTCGCCAGAAGTGAACTTGATTTCCTGCGTTTAGGCGTAGGACGTCAGCCTTCTGCGGAGTATCCCTGACGGCTATTTAGGAACAATTCGCACACGTCGTGATGACCGTGGACGTCCAGGTTCAACATCAGAAAATGTTTTAGATTCACTTAAGGTTCGCATCACACAACGTGGTTATCAACGTGGTGTGCACAAAGGCGAACGTATTGATGCTGCAGGTTATTACTATCCAGAAGGATTAGATAACGCTCGTGGAATTCGCCGCCAAATGCAAGGTGTTAGAGATGGCAATGTCATCATGACAAAGAAGAATTCAGATAACCAAAAACTTGCACCAGCTCCACACTTACCTAATGATGGTAAAGCGGGTCCTGCCGCAAAGAGTGATGCACCTATGGGCGTTAATATGAACAGAGCTAAGAGACTCAGTTCCCTATCACCAAATTGGAAATAAATGTCAGGCAGAATGTCAGACGGTGTTTACTCCCGCAAACCGTGGCAAGCACCACCTGAAGCTGCTTATCCACCTCAAGCATATATTGGACCTTTTGCGTCCAACCAAGAACGTCTACTCAGCCAATCACTGGCTGCTAACATGATGACAGGCGCAGAGCTACAAGAATATGTGCGCCCCCCACTACCTCAGGTCAAACTATTTCCAGAACGCTATGGTTACACCCAGACTGAGATTAGTATTGAAGACATAATTGATTTACCTGGTCGTGCTCAGCAGCGTGTAGAGTCTGACTTTAGCAATACCCCTAATACACAGGAAAGCACGAGCACTAACTCACTAGGAGGTTCCGTTTAATGGGTCTTAAAGATTTAGCAAAAAAAGCTGGAAAGTACACAGTATCCAGTGGTTCAAACGTAGCGCCAGATAAAAAGTTTTACACTCAAGGAGGCGCTGTTTCAGAGGCTCATAAGCGTGCTCAAAACTCCCCTGCCGCAGCTCACGATATTCGCACCAAGTCAAAAGGTGTTGTAGGAAGTTACGGAAGCGGTTACGGTATGTTTAACGATGTTAACAACACCGCAAAAGCACCTTCAGCAAGATTATCTAGTTTTAACGCTGAGATTCCAGGAAATAGTCCATTTGGCGGTACTCAGTACTAATGACTAACGACCCAGGATTATTTACAGATTCAACAGGCGACGGCATGGCTGGCGCTATGGATGTTAAATTGGGCACCCAGCGTGACCTCAAGAAGACCTATTACAACGGTTCTAAGCCTTGTATTGAGTGTGGATTGATGCTAAACCCAGTACAATCACTACATACAGATACTTGTAGCGGATGTACCCGTCGCAAGCAGTCTAAGTTATTGAAGGGACGGATGGCATAGTGGGGCGTAATACTGCAGATTTTTCTACTGGACAAAATAAGGCACCAGGTATTGTTTCCGAAAACTACGGAACAAAATTAACTGACAGAGTTCTAGCTAAAACTCCTTTTGGCAACGCTAAAGAACGTGTAGCGCGTGTTCAAAACGAAAACCGTTCAAATAATAACCGCATTATTTCCGAAAATAAACGTGCGGCTTCTAATCCGCGCCCTAAGCCAAGTATTTAAGGAGAACCAATGCATTTACTAAAATCTTTTAATGACCGACGTACAAACAAGCAAAATGCAAAAAATGTTGCCGAATGGAAAAACAACAAGCTTGCATCACAATCAGCTACAGGTGCGTGGAGCGGTAAGACAGATAACAATTGGAATACCCCAGCCCCAGCTAAAGCAGCTGAAATTAAATCTGGCACAGAAGTCGACTGGTAAAGGAACCCAAATGACAGTAAATAATTCACGTTCACAGAACGCATCACTCAATGAGGGTGCAACAGATGGCAAGTACCGTAAACGCCGTCCAAATACTGAGGTTATTCCAGGACTCGGAGACCAAACAGTAGTTCAGAACCGTGCAGATTTGCACCCATACATGAACTACGGCTTCATCAACTCTGAAGAACCTTCAAAAGTAAACCCAGGTAAGTAACATGACAGCACCAAATAGAGCTAATGATTCAGCTCGCAAACCTAAACTTGAAGATGTTAGGTCAGCATATTTTTCTGGTAAAGTAACTACAGAAGAAGCTAACGATTTATCTGGTACAAAAAGTTTTACTCCTAAGTCACATCCACACAACATTAAAAGTAATAACCCTAGCGATTTTTCTTTAGACCATGCAGCTGAACAAGCACATAGACGTGCGGGGCTAAGTCAATGAACCCAAGTTCACCACAATTTTCTAACGTAAGAGTACTGCGTAATCTTTCTCATCAAGGAAGTATTACTGCACCTTCTTTTCAGCAATCTTTGGGAAATATTAATGTTGGGCTTAATAAATGGCATAACGAAGGAAAGCCAGAGGTAACCGCTCACGCAGGTACTGTAGTAAAGAAGGCAACAGGAGAGACTACCTCTGAAGCTCGTCAAAAGGCATATAACGCAGCCTCTACACAACGCGCAGAAGAAATTAAAAGTGGGGCTCATGCAAAGAAAGAAGCCGAGCGCACTACTTTTAACGACGTTACGCCAAAAAAAACTATTAAAGTTAAGAGTAACTAATGAATCCAAAAGATAGAAGTGGTGACGCACGCCGTCAAGCTAATTACGAAAAAACTTTAGGCAAGTATGCTGATGAGCTCATGAACCCTAAGAAATATGACCATGAGATGAGCAAAGACGAAGCCATGCGTAATGATGAGTCCATGATGGCTACAGAAGGTCAGATTCCAGAGAGCTGGACAGAGAAGTAATGAATCCCAAAGAGGCACAGTTTCCAGATATTAATAAGGTAACTGATGTGCCAGAACGTTTTGGCACAATGACTCCAGAGGACGAAAATGAAATGTCTGAGGCTGAAGAACGTAAGCGCACTCAAATACCTTATCTATCACGTAACGCAGAGGACATTCTAAACTCTAAGCGTTCACGTGGAGAACGTCTATAAAAGGATAAGTAATGGTTGATACCCCTGAGGACAGAGGTCCTAGCAGTATGCGTGTTGTTAAATACGACCCTAATAATCCTATTCATGCTGGTTTAACGCATTCAAGATTGCGTGAAAATAATATTTTGGGTCAATCATCAAGTACTAATCCAAACATTGAACTTCCTGGTAAAGCTCAAAAAGGCGGATTTATTAAAATGCCTGTTGCCCCAGGTATGGAAGAAGAACCCCCTAAACTTTCTGCTCGTTATCACGAGCTTAATAAGTCTAATTCAACAGAAGCAATTAATAAATCTGTTAGAAAAACAGGAAAAGTACCTGTTACCCCTCCGTATGTTCCACCGCAGGAACGCGGTAAAGTTGAAGAAAAAATTGCCCCTAAGAAAAAAACTGCTCCCAAGAAAAAAGCAATTATTAAAACTGATGCACCATCTATGGCAGAGGCAACTGACGTAGGAGCTAAGTATAAAGGCGTGATTAAGTCTCCAGCTCAAAAGGCAAAAGCAAAAGCAGATGCAGAGGCTCGCCAAAGACAAATTGCCGCTTCAATAGCAGCAAAACGTGGCGGTAAAGCTAAATAGCTTGTGGTAGGCTTCTGCCCATGGCAGATGACTTTGAGACCGAGCGGTTCAACCTATTAATTTGTAAAACTTGTCAAACCATTGAAGAGGTTCCCTATACAAAAACAGGTGAGTATCTTGGCGATGGAAAGTATAGTCAGTCAGATAATCCATTTGTAGAGGCCGCTGCTGCAATGCATGGCCCAGAACATATTGCTGCGCCCCTTGTAGATATCTTGCAGGGATACTGGATGACACCTAAAGTTAAAGAAGGTGTTGTTAAACAACTTCGTGAGACTTTTTTTGAGGGCAAGGGTTCGTCATCAGGTCTTGATGTTTTTGGTACTAACTTTTACGGTCTTAAAGACCAATATTCACAAGACGCTATGAACTGTTACAAAATTCATCTTAGTCCTAAAGGTCAATGCCCAGATTATAAAAGCGACCGAAAGATTCTTAGCGCAGGTACAGAAGCAGAGCGCCGTGTTGAAGGTCTTGGAAAGTCTACAATTAAAGTTCACTTGTGCGATTTCTGCCCTGTTAAAATGTACAACCAACAAAAAGCATACAAAGAACGAGGATTGTATAACTAATGGAAGAAGCAATTCCAGATGCTGAGACAGCGTTTATAGTATTTAAAACGCTAGACGGACAGTATGTTGCTACTCCAGACCTTAGCCTCAACATGCTTGTAGAGCGGGAAGCTGACCGCCAAGACATCAAGGTAGCTTGCCGTGAGCTTTTAGATTCTGCCTTTAAACAAGAGCTTGCCACCGAAATTATGGCAAATATCCGCGAGTCTAGCCGTCCAGAATCTGAGAAAACGGCGGGTTCAATACGCCAAGCACTGTATGACAAAGGTATACTGTAGTTACACTAACCTAGGTAGGGATGACCATGGCAACTCCTAAGAAAAAACCAGTAAAGAAAACAGTTGCGCCTAGACGACTTCCTAAAAATCAATCTGAAGATTTAACACCGCTTGATGTTCACGCAATTCAAATTCATGAACTATACAATTCATTTCGTAAAGCAGGATTTCCAGTAGATATTTCAATGGCGTTGGCTATTGATGATATGGCACACCCACGCTGGTTTTACACCATGGTTCCTGATTTGGAACTATTAGAAGACGAAGAAGACGAAGACTAACGATATACTGTCCTCATGGACTTTAACGCGGCGCTGGTTAAGCAAGCAACACCAGTTTTTATAGAGCCGTCAGAAACATCATATTTTAGCGCCCCAAATGCTGGGCTAGACCCACGTTTATTCCGTGATAACAAGATAATCGGAAGCGTTCGTAATGGAATCCTGAGCATTTTGTTTGACCATTTGCGCCGTCACTACTATAACCCTGAGGCTTACATACACGCATGGCTTGCAGGGTCAGGCGTTTCGTATCAGTGGGCAGCAAACCGCAGCCCAGCAGATTTAGATTGTTTAGTTGGCGTGGATTACATTGCTTTTCGCAAATCCAACACAAAATTTGTCGGTCTTAGCGACCAAGAAATTGCTTCAATGTTCAACGAAGATTTTCGCGCCGAACTCTACCCACATACAGAGAACTATTTAGATTCATTTGAGCTAACTTTCTATGTCAATGTGGCAACAGATATTCGCACCATCAAACCATACGCAGCTTATTCATTAACAGACGATGATTGGACTGTAGAACCATCAGAACCTAGCATCAATCCTAAAAGAGATTGGGAACGCAAAGTTGCTCGTGATGAGAACATGGCTGTAGAAATCCTTGATAGATACTCTAATGCGCTTGCTAACATAGGTACAGCAACTACAGCAACAGCTCGTATAAACGCCGAAGCTGCACTAAAGTTAGCTGTAGAACAAGGTGCAGCGTTGTTTGAAGATATTCACCATGGACGTGGCGCAGCGTTTAGCCCTAGCGGTATGGGTTACGCAGACTACGCTAACTATCGTTGGCAAGCTGGCAAGAAAGCTGGTCTTGTACAAGCACTAAAACAATTAAAAGACATATCTACAAAGACACGTCAAGAATTTGAAGCTCAAACTTATGGTATGGAGCTACCAAGTGCTAAGGTGTTAGTCCGTAGAGCTGCGCTTTACAAGCGCTAATAACCTAACTAATCGGAGCACAGTTTGTCTATAGTAATGTTCGTCGACGGAGTTTTGCGCTCCCAAACAGGTAGCCCTATCTATCAGGGTCTTGCCCTTTATCGTATGTTTAATGAAGATGTACGAGTTGTACTGCTATGTGATGACTACTCCAAAACTAACCGTTGGCTACTAGAGCATAAGATTAATAAGATGGATGACCTGATTGACTACAGCGTCCCAGGAGTCCTAGATGACCCAGAGTTTGAACAGGTTAAGTACTGCCGTTCCCAAGGTAAAGTAGAAGTTATTGTTACAGCTGATACTGAGCTGGCTAAGAAGCTATTAGAAATTGGGCTCGATACCCTTCTATTCCTGCACCCAAGTTATCTACGCCCAGAATTTAGACCAGATGGTCGCCAAGGCATGAAGAGCTGGGCTGCGATTGAAGAAGAGATTGACAAGCAGATTGAGATGATGAAGGAAGACCCACGGGCTTGAAGTTAATCTATCTTGGTGCTGAAGTTCCTTCTAACCGTACCTTACTTGAAACCACCACAGCTAACCATGTAGGGGTTAGTTTTTGGCGCCTTACAAAGCGTGGCTTACCTAAAACCAAGGCGTATCTATTAGAGAACTACTTTAGCCAAGATACCCATATCTATGTACACGCAGGTATCCCTAAGACTGAAAGCCTGAGCCAAGAAGAGCTGGAAGATTTCCACGTCATGTATGAGGAGTTCATAGCCAATAACATTGACCGCCTCACAGTATTTAATGAGGTAGTCAGTGCTCAGCTAAGCCCAGAGTTTATAGAGTCACAGCGTAAGACCTGTTGGGCTGAAGTTCCGCCCTCAAAGTTTCAACCCGTATGGCAGTCCCAGACGGGCATAGACGGGCTCAAGAGGATGGTTGAGCACTACTTAGACATTGGGTTGATGGGCGAGGATATCGAGCATGAGACCAAGCTAGCAGCCGTTACACGAGGCTTCACAGCCAAGGGCACGCGCTTTCACGCAATCAACACAGCCAAGCCAGATAATCTACGTCAAGTTAAGGTAGAGTCTGCCAGCACCTTATCGTGGTTAGCCCCAATGCTCCATGGTGAGACTATCGTTTGGGACGGCAATCGTCTGGTGCGTTACAACAAAAAAATGAAAGACCAAGCCCGAGTTAGGTACGGAAACATCTATACAAAAGCTGGGCTTGATTACGATTTGATTATGGAAGATGACCCACAGGAAGTGTGTCGTTTAGCAGTATGGTCATACGAGCAGTTTGAGGCGAGGTTAAATATGGGCATCAATGATTCCTTCTTATACGATAATAACGAGGGGAGCGAAGTGGAGGAAAGTGGGGAAACACTACCTGCGCATAGCGATAGTAAGGGGGTAGGGATGCGGAAAGTTGAACCCCGAAATCCAGAAGAAATGGGTACTTTACCTGTCCTTGGATACACCTCAAAGACCGTTGTAGAGCAAGATGAAGACGGTAATGATGTCATCAAAGAGCGCGTACTTTTAACCTCACAAGACACTTCACTTCGCACCTGCGATACATGTTTTGTTGCCTCTAATTGTCCCGCTTTTAAACCTCAATCTGTCTGTGCATTTAAGCTTCCAGTAGAAGTAAAGACTAAAGAACAACGTGAAGCATTGGTCAATGCATTGATTGAAATGCAGACACAACGTGTACTTTTCATGCGTTTTACTGAAGAAATGAACGGTGGATACGCAGACCCTAACGTTTCACAAGAGATTGATAGACTCACAAAAATGTTTAAAACCATCAACGAATTGGATGACTCATCTAGCTTTATTCGTATGACAGTTGAGAGTAAAGGTGGCTCTGCTGGTGTGCTTTCCAGCATCTTTGGAGACCGTGCTCAAGCACTAAAAGAGCTACCAAATGGCGGTCTCAATGAAGAGCAAACTACTAAGGTGATTAAAGAAATCATTGAAGAATAATTTTTGAAGTTATCGCATAACTTGTGTGATTAACAACATGGAACGGTGTATGTTGCGTAAGTGGCAGATACTATCCATGTAAGGTAGTGTATTACACAGCTAGACTATATACCCCCCGCTACATCAAGGGGTTCATACTTAATAGAGAGAAGGAAAAAATGGCTTTGTCGTTTCGTCTAACGGAAGACTTCCTAACAAGTTACCACGAGAAGAAAGTACCTTGGGGATATCAAGACGCGGCAGGCAATTCGGTTGGGGAGATTACTTTTCTCCGCACCTATTCCAGACTTAAGGAAGATGGTACTAAAGAGACGTGGACTGACGTCTGCGAGCGAGTCATTAACGGCATGTACTCGCTGCAAAAAGACCACGCAAAGATGAATCGACTTCCATGGTCAGATGCCAAAGCAGCTTCCTCAGCTAAGGAAGCTTTTGACCGTCTGTGGAACTTGAAGTGGACTCCGCCAGGACGCGGACTATGGGTTATGGGAACTCCGCTTGTTAATGAACAACGCAACTCAGCAGCACTACAGAACTGTGCGTTTGTATCAACTACCTCAATGACCAAGATAGACCCAGCTAAACCTTTTGCCTTCCTTATGGAAGCATCAATGCTCGGTGTGGGAGTTGGATTTGACGACAAGGGCGCAGATAAAGATTTTGCCATTTACGACCCTACAGAAGGAGACACATATGTCATCCCAGATACCAGAGAAGGATGGGTTGAATCCCTTGCCTCCCTCCTCAATAGCTACCTTAAGCCAGATACGAAGAAGCCAGTATTCGACTACAGCCAAATCAGACCAGCAGGTACTCCGATTAAAACCTTTGGCGGAACCGCAGCAGGACACGAACCGCTCCTAAGATTGCATGACCACATTACTAAGATGTTTAGTGGTCGAGCAGGTCAGAAGCTTACCCGCGTAGATATTGCAGATATTGGCAACATGATTGGAGTTTGTGTTGTAAGCGGTAACGTTCGCCGTTCAGCTGAGCTGTTGATGGGTCGCCTAGATGATGATGAGTTCCTCAATCTTAAGAACCCAGAACGATTCCCAGAGCGCAATTCATACGACCCTAAGAATCCAGGTTGGGCTTGGATGAGTAATAACTCTGTTGAGGTATCTGTTGGTCAGAACCTAGATGGGATTGTTGATGGAATTGCCCGCAACGGTGAGCCAGGAGTTGTGTGGATGGACGTCTCTCGTAAGTATGGTCGTCTCAAAGACGCACCTAACAACAAGGATTGGCGAATCATGGGATACAACCCATGTGCTGAACAGTCTCTTGAAAGCTTTGAGTGTTGCACATTGGTAGAGACCTATCTCAACCGTCATGACTCTCTTGATGATTTTAAGCGCACTCTCAAGTTCGCCTATCTTTATGCAAAGACTGTAACTCTCCTACCAACTCATTGGGAAGAGACAAACGCAATCATGCAACGCAACCGTCGCATCGGTACATCAGTATCAGGTGTTGCAAACTTTGCAGACAACAAGGGCTTGCCAGTTCTTCGCACTTGGTTGGACGAAGGCTATATGGTTATTAAAGATTACGATAAGGGCTACTCAGAGTGGCTTGGTATCCGTGAGTCTATTAAGATGACTACAGTCAAGCCATCAGGAACAGTCTCTATCCTTGCGGGAGAATCTCCTGGGGTTCACTGGTCTGTTGGTGGTAAGTTCTTCCTTCGCGCTATTCGCTTTGCTAACTCTGACCCAATGCTTCCTCTCTTTAAGATGGCGCAGTATCGTGTAGAGCCAGCAAGTGAATCTCCTACCACAACATCAGTTGTGTTCTTTCCAGTTAAGTCTGATGCAATTCGTTCTGAGAAAGAGGTATCTATCTACGAGAAGATTGACCTTGCAGCAACAGCTCAGTACGAGTGGTCAGATAACTCTGTATCTGTAACAGTCTCTTTTGATAGCGAAAAGGAGAGCACAGAAGTAAAGCGCGTTCTGCATATGTACGACGGTAAGCTAAAGACAGTCTCTTTCCTTCCATCAGGTAATACTGTTTATCCACAGATGCCCTACACTCAGATAACTGAAGAGGAATATGACGAAGCTCGTATGTCTCTCTTCCCTATTGACTTCTCAGGTGTCTACGCTGGTATGGCGTCAGATGCAATCGGTGAGGCTTACTGCACAACAGATGCATGCGAAGTTAAGCTAATCAAAGACAACCAGTAATTAAGACAATAAAAAAGCCCCTCTTGCGAGGGGCTTTTTTATTTACTCTTCTTCGTCTTCTATAAACTCATCAGGGTCTACGTTAGGGCTAACGTGACCCCAGTCATTATCAGGGACGATTGGGTCAATGAAACTCATCTGAAACCATCTCCTTAAAGAACTCAACTTGTCTGCGAAGAGCTATGTTCTCTCTCCAAAAAAGAACCATAACAGTTACTGAGCTAAGTAAAGCAATCATTATTGCAACTGCGTCAGAAGAAGAAATAATCATGCTTCTACCTTAAACGCTACTGTGCCAGTAAAGAATACTGGCTTGTCCTTAGCATCTCTCTCCTCATTAGGAAGCATCTTGATAGACTTCTTATTAGTATTAGCTAGTACTTGCTCCTTGAGCCAACGCTTACCAGCAGACGGATTAGAGAAAGCTTCACGCCCCGAGACTACTACTTTATCGTAATCATCGCGGGTTACAGAGAACTCTCCAAGCCATGCTCCACCCTTCTCTTGGTTCTTGCGTAGTTCTGCCTCAAATGAGGCGTTAATCTTCTTTGCCATTTACTTCTCCTTAGTTGATGAATAGATATTTACCTGAAAGCCATTGGTTAGTTGCTGTGCCATTGGCACTCGATAGCAGGGTCTGATATGTAGAGTTGTAGTCTACTCCCTTGTGTAATGTAATCCAACTCGCCACGGCAGCAGTTGAGTTGGACGTTCCCACGGTGAACTTAATCGCTCCGTCTAAGTTGGTCACAAAGTACCGAGCGTTTGAGTAAAGCGTAGTCTGTGCGTTACCGTTTGAGTACAAGGCAATAGTAGGCTTAGCTGTGGGTTCCCACGCTACACCAACACCATTAGCAGGATTATCTGTTGCACCAACCGAAATAGTATCGGGCAAACACGCAGGAGATTGCATAGTGGTTCGGTCTTTATTATTACCCGTTGCCACGACTACCTGTACGTTATTGGCTTTGAGTACGGCTATGTCTTGAGCCAAACCATCGGGAACTCTGCACCCTGTAAATATCGCGCCTTGAGAGATACTCACGACTGAGATATTAAACTTAGTACGGTTAGCTACAGTCCAATCTAAAGCACTCTTCACACTAGCGAGAGAGTAAAGGATTGGATTACCAAGTGCGGTAGTGCCATAAATCTTGATAGGGATAACCTTAATACTAGGATTAACCTTGACCATGATTGAGAGCATCTGTGAACCGTGATTTGCTTCCGCGTTAGGTGAAGGTGTCTGTTGAGCTGAGCCTAGACCTTCCATAAAGTTTTTGCCGTTAGCGCATGTTGTATTTTCAATCGTACATACTTCATACGCTATGTTGTTAGGGAAGAGTGAGCTGTTCACACCCCCGTCAATCAGAACCGCAGTCTGCGGTGTTTCAGCATGGGCAGGTGATACCAACCCTGCTACCAGTAATAGTCCTATTAGTAATTTACGCATAATGAATCTCCCTAATTTCCTCGATAATCCAGTCGTTACTGCTATCTGTTTGTAGTTTCTCTATTTCTTCCATACCTTCTGCATAATAGAAGATAGTCAGGTCATCTATACCAAACGTATCTTTTTCTTCGTCCTCTAAGTACTCACCTAAAGATATGTACTCAGGGAATCCTTCGGGCATGTCCTTCCAACGAACTAGGGCTGTGACACCGATAGCGCGAGTGTTTGTGTTGATTGCAATTCCTGCGCAGTTCTCTTCATTACAGCAACGCATGGTACACGGGTCTTGGCAACTCTCATCACAGTCTTTAGTATCTAAGTGTTCGTATCTAATCCAGCTTGAACCACAACTCTCACACGTCCAGCCAGCATGTTCGTTACGGTCTGCCAACTCTTCTCCCAAGTTACCCATTACATATCTCCTTCGTAGTCTTCTTCAGGGGCGCAACCTACACAGTAAGGTCGCCCACTCATAGTCGCCTTGCCTTCTAAATCCACCCATACTAAATCATCTTCGTTGCGGTCTTTACTACAGCTTGCGCAAGTGTTGTATGCCATTACAACTCTCCTCCATTTTCATCTTGGTAGATAACATTAGAGAAGTTAATATCCGCCTCTACATCATCACCAATCCACTCTAGTACATCTTCAAGAGTGATGTCTTCTTGCTTCTCTCTATACTCCATAGTCATCATGGCATCAACGATTGACTCAACATCATAGCTAACACACTTCATGGCATTGACTCTCTCAGGTAATTTAGTTTCCATCAGTAATATCCTCCACATCATAGTCTGCTGATTTAAGTAAATAGTGTTGGGGTTCATCTAACGCCATCTGTTCAGCTAACTTAACAGCGTCATATTCATACTCAGTCTCAACTTCATAGCTAAGTGAGTTAAGGTTAATAGTTACTTTATATTTAGGCATTTACTTTTCCTTTACTAATCTTGTTGTTGAGTTCTTGCACAATATATTTTTCATCTAACTCTTCGGGTATTTCCCACTCGTCTGTCGTGTTGTTGTAACGATTACCTGTGTCATAAATATCGTTGGTTTGAGACCAGTCAATCTCAAAGATTCGCGTGTCTGAGTTGTATGTAATGATGTAGTGGTAAAGCTTATTCATTATCGCTCTCCTTGTAATCATCTTTGCATGAGGTACACCACTTGCCCTCAAGGTTCTCTTTCTCGTTGCTCTCACATATCTCGCATAGGTCTGCGAGTTCTCCTTGTTTGATAGCTAATTGTCTTAGTTCAGGAGTGAGGCACTCTTCATGGTATTTATAGTTATGACCAGCAGGGTAATCACCGTCATCTTCTTCAAGCATTACAGTTATATCTTCATCTAAGTAGATATTCTTTCCGCATGCGTCGCACTCATAGCCAGCGCACTCACCGCATAGCCAACTGTCATCATAGCTAAGACGGTTGATACCGATACCAACGGTAGAACCATCAGCCATAGTCATTATTCCTAGTGTGGGCTTACCACAATCTAAACACGGGTCATTACTCATCTTAATAAGTCCCTGCTATTACTTCGTCGGTTAGGCAATCAAGAACATACTCAAGGCTCTCTTCGTGCTGTTCGTGGTCTTCCCACTCAACAGCCCAGTTGGGAGTCTTTATGTAATTAGCTGTGCGTACAGCGTCCGTAAAGGTCAGGTCATACCCATCGTATGTATCCCAATGAAGTAGGGCGTGGTACTGCTCTCCTTCGTATGTAAAGTGAACCCATTTATCGTAAGCGGTCTCATCTTTAGTAACGCCTTTAATCTCTATACTCATCTTACCTTTCCCCTTTGCCTTCGTTGTTGTTGTAAATCTCCCACATGTCTAATTCATCAGCCCAATCAGGTTGGTCAATGAGTTTCCAATCTTTGTCATACCAATCTGTATATGAGTTCTTGCTACTTGATACAGCAACCCATGTGAACTCCTCGCCTCCATGTTCCAAAATCATGCGGTAGGTAGTCTCTGTATCTTCTTCTGTCGCACTTAATACTGTAACCATTATTTTGCCTCCAAATAGTATCCGTAAATCTTGTACTCTTTAATCATGCGCTTTGCGCTTGCCTCTGTGCCAAAGAACTGAGCCATGACCTCGCCACTCTCAATATCTACAAGCTTTACATCTCTCTTTGTTCGGCTCATGATAGAGACCTCACAGGGTAGAGATGATTAGCGTTGCCAAAGACACTCTCTTCACTTGGCTCAAGATAGAAGACGCTCTTAAATAATTCGCGCCCTTCAATCCACTCTTCCCAATTACCGTCAGAAGATAGTGAGAAGGAAAGGTAGGTGTAACGTAATAGGATAAGTACAGCCGTCACTACCTTGTCGTAATCTTTGCGAGCGGTCTTGCAGAACTCCCACCGAGTATCGTTACGATAGATAGAGAAGTCTTCGTGCGCTTGCTCTCCTACACCGTTAATGCTGATATATTCGCTAGTCATCTCTACATCTAGGGCTGTATCCCAAGCCTGTTCGATTAGCTGAGTAATGTTTTTACTGAGCTGAGTCCAACTCTCTGTACTGATTGGCTCATGCTGTTGGTAGTAGTGTGTATATCCCATTTATTTGCCTCTCTTCTGTAATAGTCCTAGTAGTTGTTGCAATATGTTTTTGTCGTTCTCTGATAGGTCTGTGGGGCAGTCTGTATATGGATTTTCGCGCCCCTCATTGTCCTCACATGAACACCAACCAAACTCCATGACCTGTGCCTCATGAGTCAATTCAGCTAACTCACTCCAATAGTAAACTTTGTCGCTCATTACTCACCCCAATACTTGACGATAGTTTCCATTGTGATATGTAGGTGACAGTCACAGGGCTCTCCGCCCATATTTTCCTCGAACTCGAAATGGCTGTAATTATCTTCGTATATCTCATTAACCAATTCGCTGATGGTGTATGGATACTTATATGGGTTGCCCGCTTTTGTGGCTTCAATACTCATGCGACGCTCCACTCTTTGATACCAGCGTTCTCAGGGAATCCACAAGCGCAGATTTCGCATGAGGTAGAGTTGCGGGTCATTGTTAAGCTTAACTGCGAGTCGCAGTTAGGGCAGATAATTGTGTATGTACTCATCTTAGTAACCTTCCTTTGTCCATGTGGTTGCCCCGCAGAAGTTACAGGTAACTCCTATACAAGGCTTATTTTTGTGCGCTACGCAGACCGCTTCGCTCTGCTCATAGTTACAGCATTTACTATTCATCTTAGTAACTCCTAAAGTAATGTCCGTCGGTTTCCCAATAATCATGCATTAAATCGCGCCCGTACTTCTCCCTATCAAAGTAGGTAATCAAGAACCGAATCTCGTTATCTCTAACGGAATTAGCCTCTGAAACACCTAATACATCTTCAAGGATTGAATCAACGAAATCGGCGCGGGTATCGAATTGACCCGCGTATGAGTCCTCAAACTCCTCGATAAAATTGCGCCATAAATCATCTACGGGTTGGTGCATGTTATTAAGATAGATATAGAAAGCTTCGTCTCGGTCGCCTAACTCGTTCCGAATATCACGAGACCAGCCCTCAACTACATCTATGAGTGCGTTTTTCATATGTGACATTTCTTGCCCCTTGCTCTAGTGTGTGGTGTTGGTGCTACCGACTACGGCAACCTTACCTCTGTATCATTGGAGACCAACAGGTATGAGTCTAGGCGAGCGGTAATAGACAGGGCAATACCCCCGCAACATGTGGATAAAGTTATCCACAGCCCCCTATATGAAATTTCGCGCCCTAGCGCGTCTCTTTACTTATCTCTTCATATAGATAGAGAGAGAGGGAAGACTCTTCTCCTTAGATAAGCACAGAACTCTCATATGCGATAACTCTCCCAGCAAACACTCAGCAATCTGGTGGTATCCCTACTCAGCCTATTACAGACCGTGCGCAGTAGCCTAAATCTCTTTATCTCTCTCTCGATATAGCGATTTATCGACATTTGCGCGCTCGCACTCTCTCTTTAGCTTATTTTTGGCGTTTTGTAACCTGTGGATAACTTTATCCACATTGTGTACAGGACTTGACAATGGGCAAAGGTTTGTGTTGGACACTTGATGTATATCTTTAAGCTTTATATCGCACAATCAGCACATTACAGACTACAGCAACCAGTGCCAACACAAACTTTTTGATGTGAGGGGCGCCACAATTTATATAAGTAGAGAGGGGCGGGGGGCAACCCAACCCCTCTCCGTATTCTCGACCACCACAGAAAGGGAAGGTGGGAGAAATCTATAGTAGGTGCTGTCCAGCTTCCTCATACTCCTTGAGTATATCTATATAAGTATCTCCATCATCGAGAAGAGATTCTGCAAAGGCGCGAATTTCAACAGGAACTTGCTCTTCTTGATAGATTTTTTTCTTTGATTCATACTCGGCTGCATATAGGTCAGCAACGATTGCCGTGCCGTCCTCATACTTCTCATACTCACCCATAAGAAGGATTCTCCATGTGCGGTCATTATCGTCCTTGACCCAATAATGCATATGAGGCTTAGTATTAGAGATGAATACGCTTGATGTGTGATTACACTCTAGGCTCATTTTTGCTCCTTAGCAAACTCATTATGGCGCCAAATATCGTCCATATCTAGGTCTTCAGCCCAGTCAGGCTCGTCAATCCTTACGCCCTCTGCGTTGAACCAGTCATAGCCTGAGTAGTTCTCTGAGTAGTAGGCAACATGCTTATATTTTTGCCCTTCCACTACTAAGATAGTTGTTTGTTCTACATCATTGTGGTATTCGGTGGTCTCTAAGACCTCATACTTGGTTGTCATATTTGCCCCTTTATCGTTGAATTACAATCCATACATGTGTAGCCGTCAGGATAGCCTTCGCTTTCTGCGCTTGTCAATACCCCTTGATATAGAGGATTATCGGCGCATTGAGGGCAAATCATTATGTCTCCCTCTACATAGTATCCGTAGCCTCTCATTAGTCCAGCCAATCTATTCGATTGAGGTGACCCCACGCCTCACGGAGTTCATTGGACTCTTTGATGTGCCCATTCTTCCTTAGATAAACAATGGTCTTCTTGATAATGTCCTCTGCATACGCTAGGCGTTCGTCAGCCTTCTCTAAGATGTTAGTTGTCACTTAAGTATCCTTCCAATACTAGTCTTACTAGTGGGTTGGCAGTAATCTCTGCCTGTTCATGGGCGCAAAAAACCTCATCTAACGCCTCGTCTAACGCGACCTGCACAGCCTCGATTGCCTCGTCTGTCCAGCCATTGACCATTTCTGCGCTGATTGCGCCTTCCCAAATCATCTTAGTAGTCATGCGTTCTCCCCCAGTTCCCCGTCTTTGACGCACTCAATACAGACCACGCGTTGGGCTTGTGGGTAATATAAATCGCCAGCACCCTCACAATATGCGCAAGGGTTACACAGTACGCAGTTCTTATCGTCACAGGTATGGTCGAGGCTCATGCGCTCACCGCCTTTTCATAGACACCGCAAGCCACCAAGAACTTACGGCGGTCAAAGCGTGGATAAGCAATAGCCAAATCATCGGCTAATTTGTATGCGATTTCATCGCGTTCTACAGTTACCCCACCTTCGGCAGAGTAAGCCTTCAATACTCGTGCAATGATAAAGAAGTCCTTGCGTGTCATTCTGATTCTTCCTCGTCTTCCTGCTCGCACTCGCAACTGTCTTCGACCTCACCGCACTCCTCGCAGATTGCGCCCATGTCTTCGACCTTGATGTAGTCCACGCCGTCATAAGTAATAAGAGCGTCTGAATTCTCGCCCCAACCTGAGTACGCCATTTCTTCTGCTGCTTCTCTTGATTCTGCTTCGATTTCTGCGTTAAAATGAACGCTCATCTTCACATAGTACTTGTTCATCTGTTCTCTCTCTGTTGTAGTTAATTGCCCTTACATAGAGAACGATACTCTCCCCTATTTACCCAATCAAGCCAGCAGAAATATGTGGATAAAGTTATCCACAGGGCGCGCCAAATGTTTGTGTTGGACATGCTGATGCATGTACTAAAGCTTTAACGCACGCACACACCACACATATAAGCCACCAACACAAACATTCTCGCGTTTCGGGCAAATCGGACATTTAAGGGCAAAGAGAAAGGCGCCCCCTTTCGAGAGCGCCTTCCCTTATCTTATTAGAGAGCCATCACCGCGGAGAGGATTCGAGCCTTCTCTGCATTGGTTGAGGTTGAGAGACCGCTGGCATTTGCCATGAGACTTTCATCGTTTCCTGTCCGCGCTGTGCGGTAGTAATCGACACGCTCTGTAAGTGCATTGAGAGCGCCCCATTTTGTGCCACGAATTCCGTCTTGAGTTGGAGCGACACGATAGAGATTTTGAATGATGTCGATTTTCTGCTGGTATTTGGTATTTGCCATTTTCTCTGCGTCATCTTTCGCTGGGTAGAGATTAGCGACGAGTTTATCGAACTGTGCATTGGTAATTTCCGTTTCAAATAGATTCTTAGCTAACTCTTCGAAATGTGACATGTGGTCGAATGTTAAGCCTAGTACGCGACGCGCCTCTTCCATGCGTCCTGAAATGGTCTGTGTGTGCTTAACCTTGAATGATTGAACAGTATCCTTGAGAGCCATGTTCAATGTATTTTGGCAGACTACGCGAACAGGTGTGATATTTGCCTGTAGCGATGTTGAGCCATCATGTGAAGTGTGC